CGATGAGCGTGGAGAGGTAGATAGTCGCGCGCGAGGGATGGCCTGGTGTTCGTATTCGCGATCACACTTTATTTCAACGTACTATTCCACGAGAGAGGGCAATTGCCGCGCATTTGCTTGACATAGTTGTGGGTCTTACGCCCAAATCGGTGCATTCTGTTAAGACCCATGTTAAGACCCAGTGATGGCATTGAAGGGTGACGCTAAGCGCGAGTTCCAACGAGGATACATGCGCGCGTACATGGCCAAGCGTCGCAAGGAGGCCACTATGGCGAGGATGAACTGGGAGCGTGCCAAGAACCGCGTTGATGGTTATCGGTCTGCGCGTGAAGAGCAGCAAGCGTTGAGCAGCGTGCGTCACCCAAATACTCCTGTCGCGCCTGAACCTCATTTCCCGCGATTGGGCAAGGTGACGCCAACTCCTGAAGGCTACGTGATATTGCTCGATGTTGCTGAATTCCGTGGGTATGCGAAGGGTTGGGCAGCTCATCGTTTCAAAGAGCGCTTCGGCAAATGGCCTCGATTCGATGAGGACGGCAAACTGCGTTGATTGTTGTTGCGGCGCCCAACGAAGCGTTGCCAAGAGCCTAGATCGTAACATCGCCGCGAGCGTTGACGGCGCAGGGCTCCTACCGCAACTAGCTTGGGCTGCCGGTTAGCGAAGCCGGTCTTGCGTGGGTTGCTATTTCCTCCGCTCAAGGCGGCGATGACTACTCGGCCCACGCCGTGCGCGCTCACACCACAGCCCAATTCTCAATCCATTGGTGGCAGCCCATAGGCGATTGCAGCGCATGCGAGCGCAATGTATCGCGGTATTGGCCACCTGCCTGATTCGTATTTTACGTATTCCAAATCGTGACCATTGCGACGGCAAGCGCGACAACCATCGCCATGACGATTACCGCAATTGCGTTCATCCACATGTTGCCGCGATTATTTGGAGCCATCTTCCAATCGCCTACTCGGCTCAAACTCACCGCACCAGTCGTTTACTTTAGTTCGTGGCCATATATAGAACATGGATTCTGTCAAAGCCTCGAGCGGGGCCCGCTGATGGCATGTCCCGATGTCACAGTCATAAGGGCTAATAACCCAGAACCTGCACCACCCGCACTCTTCCTTACTTCTCATCTTTTTCTCTGCCATCCTCAATCGCCTTGCCTGAGAGATTGACGACATAACCTGCTGGTGCGACAAGCGTTTGCTGCCTGTTGTCATGCCTGCTCAGATCGACATTTACCGCCGCAACCGGCTCTTTGACGCGAATACGATCGATCGCAGCAAGGCGTGTAGTCTCGTGTATGGAATTGTCACGGATATTTATAGCCATGGCTAAATTCGCAGGCTCCTCGGCATTCCTGCGTGCGTTCGCCTGTTCGCGCAAAGCCTCTCTGAATACCGGCCTGTGCCTCCAATAATCGAGTACGCGGTTTGGCATACCGAGTACATGCGCAGCGTGGAAATCGCTCATCGGTGTGCCAGCCGGAATAACCCTCCCAAGCTGTGTCGTAATGTCGCGATCCACGCCGTGCCACATAGCGTGAAGGAGCTTTTTAGCTCTTGAGTCCAGCTTTGTTGGCTCAGGTTTCTTGATCGATTTCATTTCTGTTTCCTGCGTTTTGCAGCACTCGCGAGACCGCCTTTCCGAGCGAATTCACGCACTTGTCGCGGTGTCATTTTGGAATACCTGGCAAGGCCACCACGTCGTGCTCGTTCGCGTAAGAAAGCCTGTGGATAACTCGCATTTGCCGAGGAACCAGCAACCGCAGGCACAATCTGAATTCCAACGCCAAAAGCAGCCAGCAATTTATCCAATGTTCCTGGCCCAATGGCATTGTACGGACCTTTCCTATGCGTACCCAATAATATTTTATTCGCATATCCGCCCGGCAATCCCGCCAAATCGTTCACTGCGGTCATAGGTAGGGACAATTCCATGCGACGATTGTTCAGGAGAGCAATGAACCCATCGTAATCGCACGCGGTGACGCTGCCCTCATTCGGCGCGCCAGTGATGGGTTTCATTTCCTTGCCATCCATTCAATAAACCAGTTGAACAGATCGAAATACGCAGCGATACCGAAGCACAGTCCACCGATATCGAGGAGCAAGCGCTCAAAGGTCATTTTCTGCTCATCTTACCGAAGTAGAATCCAATGAACCATATAGCCACTGCCAGAATGAAACACATCATGCGTCAAAGCTCATTCTCAGCCGCGTCGTGCACCCATTGCACAGCAATAACGCCTTCCGGTGAATTAGAGGCTTCGACCATCCACGGCCAACACTCGCACCACGCAATCCTCATATCTCGTTCTCCGCCGCAATCTCTGCCAGCTTCTGTTGCAGGCTCGTGGAGAGGCTTGGAGGCGTGGCGCGGTAGTCAGTCACCTCCGGATGAAAGACGGCCTTGGTGGCCTTGTCTGGGTCGATTGGAACGCCAGCCCGTAAATCAGCCAGGAGTTTCTTGAACCCGGCACATATGCGCGCCTGTGTCTGCGGATCGTTGCGAACCTCTGGCTCAGATAAATACCGGCGTACGTCTTGTCGCGCGGCGCGGTGCTCGAGCGCTTGGGCGCATTGGTACAGCTCGCCAGCCGTAGGCATAAATTTTGGATCGCCGAGTTTGCCCTTCGCTGCATACTCGCATGCGTCACAAACATAACGCGGCGTGACGTCACGTAACACATCCCAATAGGCCAACATTTTAGCCTTTCGATCGTCACTATCTCCGGTCTGGGAGTAAGCCAGAAATAGCCTCGCCAGCGCGTTCCTCGCGTCCTGATGTGTCATCAAAAAATCCTTTGATTGCTTCCATCTGCCCGTTGCTTCGGCCAGCCGGCCCGGAAGCCTGGTATCGGCCTACCCGACGCACCCAAGTCCTCCAGGTGGCAGGCCAATCGGCCATTCGAGAGTCGCATTTGCGGTGATGATCACGAAACTGTGCCCATTCATCGGTGAACCGCTGGCCGCGAAGGCCATATGAGTTTGCAAAGTCAATTTCTTGGTCGCCGGGAAGTTGGTCCTCCGCGATCCCTGTCCGTCGCGCGCGCGCGCGTTTGGTTGATTCTGGGGGGTTTTGGGAAGGGGTTAAGGAAGGGGTTATATCTTTAGGGGGTGCGGGGGACATTGCATTGGGGGAACCATCAGGGGAACCCTTTTGTAATGTTTCGTGACGCTCCGCGTGACGCTTTGTGTGACGCTCCCTGTAACGATCTTGACGTAACGCGTGACGGGTCTTTGTGACGGTTGGTGGTGTCACTACTAGTTCTAGAAAATCAGCAAAGATGGTCAGGACCTCAAGGCCGTTTGGCAATGCGGAAATGCGGCGCAAAATGTCGGGCGGCAAAGGGATCATTCAGCAGCTTCCCGATAAGCCTGTCTGATGCGCCGGCGAGCAAACGTCTTGGCGCGTCCAGGTCGCTGCCCTGGCTCGAGGATCGTCACCACCTTGCCGCACTCGAGCACGAATGTCCCCTGATCAGTAACAAGCGACGTGGCACCAGCGGCAAGAGCTTCAGCGCAAATGCTACCGATTTCCATTCTCCAAGCGTCAAGATTTATCTCCTGTATGCGCTCAATCCAACGTATGAGCGCATGGTCTGAAACTGGGCTTCTCATTTTCTCGATTTCCTTTCATGATCCTCGCAATAAAAATGGGCGGCACGTTTTTTGTTGCAGAAGTGGAAATCCTCGGCGTTTGGTTCACCGATTGGCCAGCGGCAGCCACAGAGAGACACAACAGCCAGTGCAGCGGGAGATATGGCCAGTGACCAAACATCCCTGTCCTTGGCCTCTACAAGCGCGGCAATCGGCAGGCGGCCGTTTGGACGTGGTCCTGGCAAGGCCGGCTGGAATGGACGCACTTCAAACCCGTCGACGAGTGCCCTGAAACGAGGCTTGGACCACGCCGAATGCTCCTCTATTGGACTGATAAGCTGGCGAGGAACCTTGAGTGCTAGCCGCTCTGTCTCGCGTATTTCAGCGATGCGCTCCGAAGCTCTCGTTGTGTCGCCATGCTGCCCAGCGCCTGACCTCATTTACAGATCACCTCAGCGCCATACCTCGCGATCAGTGCTGCCTCGGCACGATTGTGGTCGCGCTTACGAGCGAAATGGACGGCGCATGTGGGGAAAAGCTCGAGAGCGAGAGCGCGCGATTTTTCCTTATCCTTTGTCAGCCTCCAGTGTTTTTTCCAGACTGTCGGGCTCACGGCACGGCGTGGAATATTTAGTGCACCGAGGATTCCGTCTATTACCCCGCACGCTCTGCCGAATTTGAACGTCGACGAAACGCCTTGGCCTGGCATTGCGCCGACAGACTCGAAAACGGCGAAATCAGGCGCCATTTGTCGAATTCGATCGGCGAGATGTCCGCTGTCGATATGCCCGTATGCCGTCGGGAAATCCTCGGCGATAACGCGATGCGGCGCCTCTGGCCAATAGAAGGCGATGGCGCCGCTAACGCCTGGATCGACGCCTAGAATGCAGGTGGTCACTCGGCAGCCCGCGTGAATCCATCCTCGAAGTTTAGCTCGGCCTGAACGCCAGGATGAATCCACTCGATGATTTGCATGTTGCGGTCAGCGAGGGCGACAACTTCGCTGGGCTCCATTTTTTGGAGGGACAGCGCGAAATCGATATCCTTTTTCGGGATGCCGTCAGCTTTGTATGCCCTATAGATTTGGCGAATCTCGCCAGTGACGGTAGCGATTTCATCCTTCAATGGAGAAATCTGTTCGCAAGCGCGCATCAGCAGCGAGCGCTTTTGCTCTGGCGTCAGCTCCTTGACGGCGCTGTTGTCGCCGATGCCTGCTTCGGCTTCGTCCTTTGGTTTATTCCGTGATCCTAGCGGCCGTCCCATAGTGGTGCTCCTACTGTGTTAAATGCTCAAGCTTTATGTCGCTGTATGCGCTCATTAATTTGAGCTGCCATTTCGGCGGAATGCCGCGCAAGCGCCATTTCTCAATAGCCTTCTGCTTCACGCCGAGTTCTCGCGCGCGCGCTTCAATTTCCTTGCGGGTAATAGCCATCATGGCGAGGTAAAATAGACAAATCGTCTGATGTGTCAAGGGCAACTGTGGTTTTCTTGGATAACTCAAGCCAGGGGGCTGCCTTTAGACAAAATGTCTGTATGATGGCGGTATGGCTAGGTTGCCCGCTGCCCCATGGGAGGAGACTTATAATCAAGGGTTTTGCGCCCGTGTTCAGCTCGCGCGATTGACGCAAGGGCCAAATTACACCCAAAAATTGATGTCCGGCATCCTCGGGGTTTCGCTGGCGGCTTACCAAAAATATGAAATCCGTACGCCGATGCCCCATTACCTCATCGAGAGGTTTGCCCGCATCACTGGAGCCTCCATAGATTGGCTCATCACGGGCAAGGGGAAAGGCCCCGTCTCAGTCACGTGGCGACGCAGCCCACCTTTCAAACTGTAGACAAATAGTCGCTTGACAAACTAGACGATCTGTCTATTGTAGCTGCCACGAGCCAAACCGGCTCGCATCAAGTGGCGGCACGTTTCCATCTTTGCAAAATGGCAAGCCAGGCGCCTCTTTAAAAAAGGCCCCAAGGAGGGGCTACGTATATGACTTGTATTAGCCGTACTGCAATCGAATGGGTGCAACTGGCGGAGAAGGCGAAAATGCCGGTCGACCAGTATATGCGCGCCTTAGCGGTGAGTGACGAAGACTGTGCCAAGCGCGAAGCATCGCGCCGCGCCACGCCAGAGGAAAAGGCGGCAATCACTAAGTACCTCGAGGCACATGCTGACGAGGTTTCCGCCGATACTCCCATCTCGGACATCCTTACGGATGCTGGGGTCCCCAAGAAGCAGGGAACCTCACATCGCGCGACGAAGGAGCTGAAGCGCGTGCTTCAGATCGCTGATAACAACAAGGCCCTACGCGCAGCGGCCTAAGTCCGAAGCGAGGGGCGAGGATTTTTCCTCGTCCCTTTTTCCATAGGAGATGAACATGGATACGCAGCAGTCTGAAAGACTACGCGCGCTTTGGAAAAGTGGGCGCGATAAATACCGGTCATTCTTTGCCGTGCTTGCCGAAGTCCGCCAAGAGATTGGCGACGACGCATTGCCGCATTATTGCATCGCCGAGCTGCACATTGGCATCTCCGTTATCACGGAGGTGTCGAAAATCATGCGCGGTGTGGACGCAGAGATTATCAAAGACGGTCTATCTTCGGCCAACAAAGCAGAAGGGGCGCGGCGCGCAGCCGAGGCGTTAGCTAAGCGCAAGGCGCGTGAAGCACTCGAGCTAGAAAAAGCAGAGCACGCCAAAAAGGTCGCGGAAATACGTGCAGAGGCCGCCGAGTTGGCAGCCAAAGACGAGCGCCGGAAGAGATACCGGAAGACGTTCGACGAGAAGTCGCGCGAACAAAAGGACGAAGAGAACCGCAAGCGCTACGTCCGCCACAAGGCTCAGAAGGAAGCGCAAAAGCATGCTGCACCAGCAGCGGCTGACCTTGAAGGCCTCGCCGAACAGATAAGGCGCGGGCATGAGCTGACGGTGCTCGGGACTCAGAATTGGGTAGAAGGCTCAATCGTCCTCGGCAAAGCACTATGCGCGGCGCGGACAGCCTTTCCGTCCAACGTGGCATTCGGTGATTGGCTAAAGGCTAGCGGCCTCGACTTCTATAACAAGGATGACAGGTCCGCACTTGTGAACCTCGGGAAGTTCCCGGCGATGATGCATGAAATTCTCACCGGAACGAAAAGCCGCTCGTATCAACACATCTGGCAAGCTGCCAAGAGCGGATATCCGTCTTCTTCAATTGAAGAAGACAACAACGTTATCAACTTCCACGCAGCATCGTGACCCTAGCCCATGCCGCGATTGCGCGCGGCATGCACAAGGGCCAATGGAGAACGCCATGATTAGCGACCGACAGTCAGAGCAATCCGTCATAAACCATATCCGTGAGCTGCGCCGCACGAAAGAAGACGACGCGCTCATGAACGAGATTGCAAAAAACTATCTCAACTCGAGCCTCGACGATGTCACAGCACGTCGGCGCGCCCATGATTTGCTCAGGATCGCAGCGGAGGCAGCATGACCACGCTCCAACACAATGCGGCAAAGGCGCTTATCGATACAATGACCGAGGAGCAGCTCATTCGCGTCATGCGGCGCATGCGACACCAGAAAGCGGCGTTCCCTGATATCCGCGACGCGATCGCACAATCAGTCGCCGACGAACTCGACTCGATCGCGTACAACCGTCAGCCAGATGATCCGGGCCACGAAGAATTTCCTGAGCCGCATGTAGGCCAGTATCCTGGATGGATGACCGCGGTTATTTGGCTGAGCGCCATAGGTGTGTTCTGGGGCGGAGCATATGCGTTCATCTGGATATTACTTCGATGACCCGTGAGGAGCTTCGAGCCAAGGCGATCCTCACATTGGCCGCCGCGAATTTCGACTATCAGAAGCCGGCGCACGCTCGTGCGTTCAGCGAACTGCCGACAACGATCCGTATAATGTTAATCGAAAAAATGGAAGCAGCATTCGACGCGCTTGGCAAGACTGGGTTCAAAGTTGTTGGACCTGATATCACCGATGAAATGATGCGTGCGAACAGGGAATTGATGCACAATTCGCCTATCAAAGAAAGATTTTTCGCCATACTCGACGCCGGTGATCTTACGAGGAAACCATGACAAGCGACATGTGGCCGTACTCCCTCGACCTGCGCGGCTTCCCGATAGTGACATGCTTTCTTGATGCGTCGAATGGCAAGGAAGTGTTGATTTGGCAATCCTATGTGGTGCTTCCCCAATGAGAACGATCTGGCATTTCACTCTTTTTTGCGCCGCCATGCTTCTCTTGGGCGGCTTCCTTATCGGCGTCTGGTTCGGCAAGCAGCAACCATGCTCCGATATCGAGAGCGTCGACATCCATAAAATACCCCATGCAGAGGACGGACTATGACGCTCCCTATCGGCATTCATTACAATGTTCCGGCCGCCGACTATCATTCGGATTGCTGCGAGCGCCCGTCGCTGTCATCGTCGGTGGCAAAAATTTTGCTCGAGAAGACACCGCGCCATGCTTGGACAGCGCACCCTCGGCTCAATCCAGACTTCGCGCCGAAGCAGGAAAGCAAGTTCGACCTTGGCTCGGCCGTCCATGAGCTGATGCTCGGCAAGGGCGTCGGCTATACGGTCATCGAGGCCGCAGACTACAAGGGCAAAGACGCACAGCAAGCACGCCAGAAGGCTCGCGAGACCGGCGCCGTGCCGCTGCTAGCCGATCAGTACAAGCAGGCCGTAGGGATCGCCAAGGAAGCGTTCGACGCGCTCGCAGAAATGGGCGTGCATCTTGAGGACCATCGCAATGAGGCGGTGCTCGTTTGGGAAGACCATGGCGCGCTATGCCGAGCGATGGTCGATTCGATCGGCCGTGGCATACACCAGGTTTGGGATATCAAGACGACATCCGCCGGGCTCTCTGAGTTCGCGATTGGCCAAACAATCGCCAAGTACAATTACGATCTACGGGCCGCGTTCTACATTCGCGGATATGAAACGCTCTTCAAGGAGCTTGCCGGACGCATCGAGTTCAATTGGATTTTCGTCGAGACGGAACCGCCATACGAGATCAGCGTGTTTCCTGCGGATGCAACGACGCTTGAGTTCGGCAGACGCAAGGCCGAGAGAGCGATCTGGCTATGGGCAGACTGCATGGAGACCGGATATTGGCCTGGCTATCCGCGCGTCCCCAGAAAATACACCTATCCGTCTTGGGCCGAAAACGCGTGGCTCGAGCGCGAGATGCAAGAGGCGGGGATCGAATGATGGACCTGAAGGCTAAACAATTCGGGCCTTTCTTTGCGAGCAACCTTGAGGACCGCATCACCGGGCTTTCAAAGCGCATCGATACACTCGAAGCCGAGCTTATCAAACAGCAAAATATCAACGACGCCTTTCGCCGGTTCTTCAATAAAAAACCGGTTGGGCTAAACGACATCCGCGATGCTCTGAAATGAATGACATCCTGAAAACCATCGAACCCAAAAGCGATCAGCTCAACGCCGACGATCTCATTGGCGGACGCACAATCACGATCAAGATCGTCGATGTCACGATCACGCCAGGCGATCAGCCTCTATCAATCCATTTCGAAGGCGATAACGGCAAGCCATATAAGCCAGGGAAATCCATGCGTCGCGTAATCGTGAACGCCTGGTCTCCGGCCGCCAAAGCGTGGATTGGCCGTAGGATGACGCTCTACCGCGATGACAAGGTGATATTCGGCGGCGTCCAAGTTGGTGGCATACGCATCTCACACATGTCCGATATCGAGAAACCGATAACGATGGCGCTTACGGCCACGCGCTCGAGCAGGAAGCCGTACACCGTCGAGCCGCTGTCTGAGGATCGCGCCGCGCCACGCCCTACAAATATGGATGGGGCGGCGATGGGCTCGGTGCACAATTTGGAAGCCACCGAGCCTGTTGGCGATCTATTCGGCCTCATCGAGAAGGGCAACGAGGCAGCGGCTGGCGGAATGCTGAAAGCATTTTGGGCGAGCCTTTCGCCTGCGCAGCGCAAAGCATTAGGAGCAGCTCAACTAGAAACATGGAAGAAAATCGCAGAAGAAAGTAAAAATACTTGACATAAATATTATACTGCACAATATAGGATTTATCCCAATACTGGGATAGGAGAATATAACATGACTAAGAGCAAGGAAGTCTCAACGATTACTAAGGCTGCGGGGATGGCTGCTAAGAACCTCGAGCGCATGGAAGCCTGCGCGAAGCTCGTCCTCGACGAGGAGACAAAGCGCCGGAGCCTGCAACTCGTTTCGACCGGCGAGCAGTTCACCGCCCTGATCCGCCACGGCAAGACGACGCTTCAATTCGAGGGGGATGCGTTCGCCGTAACGCATAATGATTGATGGATAAGAATGGGCTCATAGACTTGCGCGAGCGTCTCATAAAAATAGAGCGCTCATTCCCAATGCACTATCCTACACTCCATCAGAAAGGGTTTGGATATGTGGCCGAGGTGATGAGGGAAGCCGAAGTTGAGCTTGCGCATATCTCGAATGAGCTTTGGAAGGTCATCATAGCCGACAAAGACTGACGTGACCCTTCGGCCTGCCGGTGATCCTCCCTGCCGGCAGTGCGAAGCGCCAGAAATGGAAGCAGTCCTAGGATGAATGCGCGGATAGTAGTGCCCGCGACGCTTCACCCTCAAACAAGGAACCGCAATGACACACAATATTCTCGGCCTAACAATCGCCTTCGCAATCTTGTGGATGGTCTGCGCTATCCCCGCGCAGGCTTTCACCGGTACCGACGGGAATTTCTACGCCGCGCCGTGGCAAGAACAGTACTACCACGACCAGCAAGAGAGCCTAAAGTACCAGAATTACCAGGCCGATCGCGACTCCCAACAAAGACAAATCCAGCATGACAACGAAATGAAAATGGACAGCATGCAGAGAGAGATAGACAACCTAAATGGAGGTCAGTAATGAGAAAACTTCTTATCGCAGGCGCGCTCGCTGTAGCGCCATTTTGTGCACAAGCCGATGTCATGAGCCTCTGCAACGATAGCGGCGACACTTGCATCGTGCATAAGGTGCAGACCGCAGGGACCTTTGAGAACCCAATCAACGATAATTATCCGGAAGAGTACCGCTCTGGATATTTGCACGCCGGAATGTACTGCGCGGCTGGGAACTGGCATAACGGCTGGCTCAAGCCTTGGGAACGCGCCCCGGTGATCAAGCCAAGCTGCGGCCGTTGAAATGAAGCTCGAGAACCTGCCACTCTTCGCGACAGACAAAGACCTCGGCGAGGCGCTCCTCGGCGATCGCGCGAAGATGTGGCCGGCCATCGCCAAGCACTATGAGGGGCGAGGATTACCGCCTCTCGACAGTCTTTTCGGGGGGCGGTATGTCCCTGCAGTAGTAAAATTTTTTGATGCATTGAATGGGGTAAATGGCCCAGCGCCATTCCCAGCAGAAGATGGAAAGGAAAATCCATGGCCGGCCCAAAACCCACGGAAACACCGGGGTTAATCTGGCGTAAGCTACCATCTGGTAAAAGAGTCCCTATGTGGCGTGCGCCAAAGGCCGCCATCAAAGCCGGGTTCTCCGTCAAGACGTGGAACCTATCGGAATGTCCTCCTGACGAACTCCCCGCGCGCTGTCAGCGCATTTGGGCCGAGGCAATGGCGTTCCTCGGCGAGAAGCCTACCGCCTACGATGGCACCGTGCGCTCGCTCATGGAGCTGTATCAGCTTCACAAAGATTCACCCTACCGACACCTCAAGCCATCGACGCTTAGGCCATACGACACTTATATTTCAAAGATCATCCTCGCCTATGGCAGCCGCCGCATCGACAGGATCACGGGCCTCGATGTCCTGCGCTGGAATGAAGACTGGAGGGGAGCCGAACAGCACCTGGCAGCCGCCGGCATGGCGACAGCAGTGCTGAAAGCTGCCCTATCGTTTGGCCAGCTCTGCGGCTATGCGGATTGCAAACAGCTGCGGGAAATCCTGTCCGTGCTGCACGTGCCCAACCCAAAGCCCAGAGAGCAGGCGCCCACGGCCTTCGAGGTGCGCCGGGCTATGGTGGCCGCCATCGAGCTTGGACAGCCGTCAGTGGCCTTCTGCTACGCGCTTCAGTTCGAGACCGCCGCGCGACAGTACGACATCGCCGGCCAATGGGTTCCGCTCAACGATCCTAGCATCTCGTCTATTTGCCATAAGAGTCTGAAATGGATTGGGCCAACCTGGGCGGCGATCAACGCGGACATGACTCTCACACTGACACCGAGCAAGACCGAACGCACGACGGGGAGGCGCATCCACATCAACCTGACCTTGCTCCCGCTTGTGATGGAAGCATTGACGGCAATCCCCCTTGAAGCTCGCCAAGGGCCTCTCGTGGTCGACTCGCGGTCGGGCAAGCCGTTCCTGCCAAACTGTTTCGCAGCGTTTTGGGCCAAGGTTCGCCGCAGTGCGGGGCTTCCAAAAGCGCTATGGAACCGCGACTTGCGCGCCGGCGCGCTCACTGAAGGAGGCATGGCAGGAGCCAGCGCAGACGATCGGGCCAAGCTCGCGGGCCATTCGGGCCCGAAGATGACACGTGAAGTTTACGATCGGGATGTTCTGGTGAGCGCCAATCGCGTTGCGGAGCTGCGGAAGAAGTTCAGGAAGGGAGGCGAATGATGATTATGTGGTGGGGAGTATGGATAACCGGCATTGCCACAACCCCATTGCCGCCCGTCTCCTGGCGCTGGCTAGGACAAGAGGCCTGGCTCTCCGGGGCATGGATGGCGCGCGACAGGATCATGGAGTGGAGCGAATGAAATGGTTCGTCCTTGGCGTTTTGCTCGGCGCGGCTGCCCTTGCGATCGCCATAGTCTTGATCTTATGGGCAACCCAGAACAAATAAACACACGCATGTCGCACACGTCACGCAGGCGTGAGATAAATCAAATAGATAAATGGCAATCTGTTTAACGCGACCTTAAACGTATGTTGTTGATATATAATGGATATGCGATGTTACCGAGCTGCTATGCGGGGATGGGGCCGCTTGATAGACAGGGATCGGGGCAGTGGGCGTGCGACCCGCTAGATATATAGTGCAAAGCAGAGAAATCCCCGCGATCGCAGCCATGATGATCATCATCGTATTGTGATTGCTGCCTTGCAGCGTCTGGGTTTTCTGCAACTCAAGAGCGGCCTCTTTCGCAGCCGTGATCACTTTGCGGGCCGCCTCGGCCTCAGCGCCTTCTTGGCGCCCACCAGCGAGCTTCAGTTGGGATAGGTCGCTCGCAATCTGGGTCATCGCAGGATCAGATACAGCCGCGCGACCGCCCATATCATAGCGAAACTTCTCTACCTCAGCGATGCGGGAGTTCATCGTCGCAAGCGTGGCCACAATATTGTCAGAGGTTTTATTGATTGTCTCGCTAAGCGAGGTGGTAACTTTATCCAACTGGGTCGAGACCAAGTCCGAGGTGGTCTTCATCTGCTCGCGTTGTGTCTCTGAAATCTGTTTGTCGTAGTCTTTTCTCAGGGCGGACAGGTCATCCACGCGTCGGCGCTCGGAGTTGATCACCATGTCGAAATACTTTTGGACGTGAGCTATCTCGGCCGCGAGATATTTCTCGGCGTCCGCGTCCTTCTCCCTCTGAAAGCGCGCTTGAGCATCGACTAGGGCGAGGACGTTTTCGGTAGGATCAATGACCGGGGCGCCAGCGGCATCAATTCCGACGCCGGGACGGCCTGGCCTCCCGTTGTCTCCTTTTGAATACCCAACGGCTGTTGCGCGCCTTGTCTGACGAGGCTCTGTCGGCATCTAAAATCTCAGCGGCAATCGGAAAGCAATCAGGCCGCCAAGGATTGACACGATGATATGCTGATGCGCAACACAAAAATCGACGATGTCAGCGAGGATGTTTACCGGATTTGGGAGCATGACACACCTCGTCACACCAGACGGTCATTCCGTCTTTGACACATCGCGGGCGATCATACTGGCCGCCTCGCCATCCGCCATCTGTCTGCCACCCAAGGTGCTGCGTCTCGCGCTGGCAACCGAAGACGCCCTTGCCGTTGTTAAGCACGTGGCCAGGGTTAACTACCGCAATCCCCATGCCAACAAGACCAAAAATAAAGGCGAAGGGGAGTCCCGTAAATGTCATGGGAGTCCTACCTTCGCCCGCCAATTTTCAAATGCTAGATAGTTCTCTTCGAGAACGTCAACCTACAATGGCATATCCAAGCGCGGTCAGCATCGGAAGGGTGAACCCGGGGTTCGCCTTCATCAAGTCGGATGCTTGGGCCGCCGTGAGTATGCGGACAGCCGGCACACCAGCGACAGGCGTGGGCGTGGTGCCGAGGAAAGAGCCAATCGTGTCGTGAAGCGTGCCAAATACGTCAGTGATATTCTGCGAGATACCCATTATGAACTCCTGTGCTAGTCTGGCTTGATTGAAAGCTTGTGGGCTTTCAGTGCTGCGAGGATCGCGGCGAGCAGACCGGGGATGTAGGATTCGGCCTCATCTGCGAACATTCCGGCCGATGCCGCAACGTACTGCCGCATGGCCTCGGTCAGAACATTGTTGATATTCTGCGGCTCGAGTGTCTTAGACAACCTTCCCTCCCTCGATCAAACTCACAGGCTTGGCAACCGTTCCGTCCACATTCGACACCGTGCCGCCGGTGACGTTTTTGTCCTTGGCCATGAGGGCGGTCCATGCGCCCGAAATAGCGAGCGAGATAACGGCCTCATCTTCCCTATCTGGCCATGTAGAAGTCGAAATCGCCTTCACGACAAGCGGTAGCGCGGTTACGATCGGAAGGATCGAGCCTGCATTCGTGCGCCAGTTGATGCCGAGGATTGAGCGGAAAATCTTACCTAGATCGATTGTCATGCTTACTCCATTAGTTTAATGGGCTGCCTCGCCGCTCTTTCGATGCGACAGGGGGATAAGGCAGCCCGGCTCCCCTATTCTGTCTCCGCTGGCTCGTATGTCGCATCGAAAATATCCGGCTTGCATGGATATTTCTCGCCCTTGACGCCGGTAATGATCCAATCGCCAGGCTGCGCCGTCATGTCCCCTTCCAAGGTGTGAATCAATAATGGCTCGTGGCCTTCATGTCGTGTCGCTTCTATCACAGCTGGCTTCTTCCTATATTTTGTCATGCTGTCTCCGTTATGAGCGCCGCCTCGGCTTTTCTGCGAGCCTCGTTGATGCTCTTGTTATCATGCTCATGGGTGAGGATGGAATGGGATATGGCCGCTCTGTCCCCATGAGTGCAGGCCCATACGACAGAGTGTGGCAGGTGGCCGTAATTATAGGCGATGTCGATAAGGGCAACTTGCTCGTTCTGGGAAAGTTTCATCCACGAGAGCTTACCGATCTGCGTGGTGATCACGCCAATGAATCGCGGAATGCGCAACTGGAGGTTCTCGATCGCGTCAGCCTTGGATTCGGTCGAGCCTTTCTTCACTGGGGTCATCGTCGCTCCCATCGTGTCAGAGCCAAAGCCGATGCGGTAATGGTTCACATCCCAATAGGCATGCGTGCGAAAACCCTCAAAGTTCGAGATGAAATCGGCAGCCGCAAATTCAAGTGATGACATATGACTGAAGTTCCTCGGCGTACCCGGTATCGACGTTGTTCTTGAACCATTCCTGCTTGATGAAGCCGATTCCCTTCGCAAGCCAAATCATTGCGCCGGAACTGATCTGCCCGCCTGCAACCCCCATGCTTGTCCAGTACTGCCAATATTCGATCTGCAGCACGTTCGGGAAGTTGCCAGCCGCGACGATCATCGATGGCAGCACGTCGATAAATTTAACTTCCTGCCATCCGAATTGCGCTCCGATGCCGAGAAACTTTGGAGCAATCTCGCATTGGCCCTGGATCAGGTCGCCGATGTTTTGCTGATTCCCCCAGATGATTTCCTTTCCCTTGACCATCTGGGTACGGCCTTTTGGCCCTAGGTCATAGTCCTCGAGGATGCCGATGGGCGTAGCGTTATAGTGCCACGTGTCTTGCCACACATCGTTCTGCCATTCCTCGAGCCAGGCACCTCCGCCAACCGCCGGTACGATCATTGCCCTTAGCCCATTGTCGAAGGCCTTTGCGATGGAGCGGCCAGGGCCAGGGATAGGCCAGTAGTCGGGGACGTTGATCATCTGATCCTCATGCACCGCCAACTACATCGGGTAGACGAATTCGAGAACCTGTTGGCCGAAATACCCAAAATAATTACCACCACCCGTCGTGACGCCATCGCTATTTTCCAAAGCCTCTTCATAATCTAACCCAATCGGGAAACACGCAGACTTAAAAAAGCTAGTCGACACTCCGCTAAACTGCCCCCCTGACGAGGCATCCGCATAGATAGGTGAATTAGATATATATTCCTTAGTTGCACTTGGGTTGTTAGCTGCATTAAGCCAGAACCCAGATATGGTATGCCCTCCCGAAGATATAATTTTGTCAAATGCTTGATAATAACCAGTGCATGTATCCTCGACCTGCCCGACAACATAATAAATTCTATTGTTAGTGTTTGCTCCTGCTGTGCGAATTGTTGTACCGGAATATTGTAACCCAGGAAACACGGTGTTGTCGAAGACATACGCGTATGCATTACGTCTGTTATAATTATTCCAAACATTTAGATATGCCGGACCACAACTCGTATTAGTGCACGTTGAGTGCTGCGGAGTAAAATCCAACAGCCCGGATGCGTCGGTAGCTATTGTGCCAATGTACGTAGCTTGGTATTGAGGAGCACTTATCGTTGCAGAATTTGATGTCCTACATACCATGGATGACGCGTTGCTATTCACGTACTGGCCGTCGTGGATTCCAAGGCTTCCGGCTGCCGTTCTTGTGTTCTGATCTGTCCATGTTGGGCCGGTACAAAGCACCGGAACCCCGCCGCTAAGCGTGACAAATACGTCATATGTACTTGATGCAGACCACCCAGACCCAAAGGTAGCTAGCGTTAAGCCGACACTGTCTGTTGGCCCCGAGGTGAATGGGTAATTCTTCGTGTTGGTGCCATCATAGAGTGCAATTGATGGCGACCCGTAAGGGGCATAATATAGTGTCGTCGCGCTTGCCGTATTGCCAACCATCACTGGGCCGCCGGACACAAGCGTAAGTCTGCCGCCATGTTCCAAGGTATTCGTAACGCCATTCAATTGGCAAACAGGAACTGCCGTATGACCGGTCGCGCACTGCGCAAAAGCCGTGGCAGGCAGAAACAGAATGAGGCATAGCAGACGCCAAAGTTTCATGATCAATTTTCCATCGCAGAAATATTATTCGCATTGAGTGTGCACACAGCGCTTGTGCCTATGGTTACAATGAAGTCGATCCAATAGGTCGTTCCCACGGATAGTCCGGTAACGACGCCGCCAGCTGAAAATGGTGAGTTCAGGCTGACGCCTGGGTTCAGGAACTCGCCGATGCCAATCGCCGTGCCCGTAGCCGCTGCCCCATTTACGGGGGCGGTGCCGGTTCCGTAGCGCATCCCAACCGTGCAGCCATTGCTATTTGATGGAGACTCAGAGCCGTTTCCGACTACAAGAACATTGCCGCTTTTTGTCGGCGTTATGGACCCTGCGATGCCCATCATGATCCCGCCGGCAGTTCCTGTCGAGCGGCCAGCAACCCCATTCGTACTTGTCGTCGCCGGCTGAATCCAAGACGGATCAGCGGCGGCCCCCTTTGTCACAAGACCTTGCCCGGAGCTGCCGGGGCCGAGTAGCTGCCAGTTCGCAGCGCCGCGATAGATGATCGAACCGCGCGCATTGCCAAGTGTGCCGTCCAGCATAGCGCTGAGGGAATTGTCTACAGGCGCAGCCGCGCCGCCGGAGATGTTGCTCTTGATAGTCAGATTTGCGGCGTTGGCCAGGGAGATGGTGCCGGCACCGGTGATCGTGCCGCCAGTCAGGCCGGTGCCAGTGGCGATGCTCGTGACCGTGCCTGTGCCTGTGACCGTGGACCATGATAGATTGGCCGAGGCACCGCCGGATGTCAGGACTTGGCCCGCCGTGCCAGGAGTGAGAGCCTGCCAAGCGGCCGAGCCCCGGTAGACCATCATCCCCTGGTTGGAGCCGAACGCGTTATCCCAGATGGACGATTCGGAATTGCCAATAGGGACTGCAGAACCGCCAGTGTTGTTGCTTAGCACTGTGCCAGGCGCGATTGCACCGTAGGGAGCCGCCCCATAGATGACGTTCCCGGATGTGTCGATCCCGGTCGCGACGAGGCCTGTTCCGGCGGTCGAGGAGAAGACGCCACCAAGCGCTATGGCAGTCGGGGGCCCGGTTGTCGCGTTGGTCCACGACGGGTTGGCCGCAGCGCCACCGGATTGAAGGAACTGCCCCGCCGTGCCGTGCGCAAGAGCTGCCCACGTCGCGGCTCCGCGATACACGATATTGCCCTGCGTGCTGCCGAAGACCGCGTCGAAGACGGCCGATGGGGTATTGTCTACAGGAACAGCCGATCCACCGCTGACGTTGCTCTTGATCGTGTTGTTGGAAGCCGAGGCCAGCGCGATTGTTCCGGTCGTTGTGATCGCGCCGCCGCTAAGGCCAGTCCCCGCAGTGATGTTTGTGACCGTGCCCGTACCGGTGATTGTCCGCCAGGATGGATTCGCTGCCGCGCCGCCTGTCTGAAGGACTTGGCCGACCGTGCCCGGCGTCAGGAGAGACCATGTAGTCGCCCCGCGATAGAAGATTGAACCTTGAGTTGAGCCGAACTGCGTGTCGAGTGCTGGCCCAATTGGAGTGACACCAGCGGCAAACAATGCTGCATTGGAGGTGAACAGCTCCCGCTGCGCGGCGATCAGCGTCGAGACAGCTTGCTCGTACTCGCGGCGGCTGATGCCTGGTGCGGTCGGAACCGTCAGATTGCGAGGATGCCAAGCGCCAACGATCGTGAGGGTTCCACTGGTCAGAGCCGGCGTGAAGTTCACGACCATGTCGGTGATTGGAAGCGGCAGGGTGTTCAGCGCGAAGCCGCTGGCCGACGCACAATTCCAAAGACCGGAGGATGTCGGGTAGGAGACGCCGGCGATCGTGACCGTCAGATCGGTGCAGTCACCGAAGACCGGGAAGTTGACCTGAACTTGCGGCGTGCTGGAGATGATGTTGTACGTCTGAACGCGATCAGCGTCCGCTATCGGCGGGATCGGCGGCGGCGCCTGAGCGAATGCCGCAGAGGCCGCCAGCCATAGGAGGAGAGCAGATAGCGCCCTCAACATGAGTGCGGACTCGACGGCGCGGTGCCGGTTTGTGGAACGACAAAGCCAGGTGGTCCCCAGCCACGAGTCAAATTAGTAAAGCTCACCGGAGAATTGAAGACAGGTGACGTGCCATCGATGGCGTAGGACCAGCAACTGAGCTTCGGGTCCTCCGAAACTGGGCTCGCGTCACCAGACGTGCTAAGCGTGCCAGAGCCATAATTGTGGTATGCATTATTGGCTACCGTGACCGTCCCGCTAGTGCCATTGTACCCACCAGCTGCACCATTGCTGACGATGATGTTGTGTTGAAAGCTGTCGCCGCCTCCTCCAGCGCAGGTCCCGGAAGTTTGCTCCCTCAAGATCGGATTGTTGTTCGTGCCGAAATCGATAAGATTGCTTGAGAACACATCGCTTACGCCGCCATGGATCATTAAATTGTTGCTGCCACTCGATCCAGAAACGATGTTCCCTGTCGCAGTCATGTGCCCAGTGCAATCATCAAAATAGATTCCGGCGCCCCAGCCGCCAGTTCCAGCAGCGCAACCAGAGTTCGTGCACCCATCTCGCACATAATTGTTAGTGACCTGAACCCCGGTAGAGGTAGCCGCTGCATCTATGATATAGATCGCGCCGCAGTCCCGAAGCCCAGTGCAAATGTTCTGGAGATAGTTTCTATCGATGCTCAGATTTGAGATGTCACCGTTAACGTTCGAGAATCCAATCCCAAACGAGGCCATGTCGTGGACGTAATTGTGAGTAACCGACGAAGTGACGCAACCAAAGCATTTAATCGCCGAAGGCATGGCGTTCGATGCACACGCCCCAACTCCGTAAACGCAAGTCCCGTTGTAGATTTCGTTGTTAGTAATTGTCGCGGTGTGGGCGCCACCGCCGCTATCGATCCCTGCATATTGGAAATTGTGCAGCTTCAACCCATTGATCGTAACCCCGGTCGTATTGCCAAACCAGAATATATCCCAGAGTCCATTGCCGGACGCGGTTGAGCCACCAGTGATGTCTGCGCTGTTGACGCCATCAGGCGGATAGTAGCTGAATGTTAAATTATTGTCGCTTGTCGACGACATCCCTACAGCGCAGGTAGTCGTCCCGTTGCAGATCGCGGCATCTGCCGCTGCAGGCGTGTAGCTCCCCGCCCGGATGTAGCATGTCTTTTTTGTGCTGCTTCCCTCCATCGCCGTCTTGCATTGATGCAATGTGGCGAATGGAGCTGCGAGCGTTCCAGCGTTGCTATCGTTACCGGTCGTAGAAACGAAGAATGCATTCTGGCTGATGGTTGCCTGGCAAAACGGCACCGAGACTTGAGAGTATCCACTCGCGCATTCGGCATTGGCTGCAATGGTTAGGCCAAAGAATGCAATTAGAGAAGCAAACAGCCTCTTCATGGTATTCTTCCTAACGGGTGAGATTGGCCTACTGGAACGTGGCATACAGACCCCAAGCTTCCCCAGTATTTCCTACGGTAGCTGTGCCATATGAAGACGGCAAAACAGAATTTCCAGATGTATTATAATAGTAAGTACCGCTGACGTAGTCTCTCTCTAATGGCACCGAAGTTCCTGCTGTTCCCAACAAAACAGGCCAGAAAACTTCCCCGCTGGTGAGGGACGGATGCGTAGTCGTAGCTACTGTGTTCCACCCAGCCACGAGCGACGTTGATGCCGTAGTCGCAATCAGAGCCCCAGGCTTACCACCACTCCCAGTGGCATCGTAAACACCAAGAATGCCAGTAACAGCCCCCGTCAGGAATACAGATACCGATTGAATCGCCCCAGCTTGTGGCATCGTATAAGGGCCATTCGCGAGCACATAAGAAAGGGCCGGGGTCTCTGCGCTTGCTGTTGGCGCGGTTGTGTAGCCAACATTAAAACCAACTAATTGGCATGCGTAGACATTGCTGAGCTGCGTGTAGCCGCTGGCACACTGCGCGTGCGCCCCAAGGGTAAGCCCAAGCAGCGCTAATAGAGAGACAAATAGATGTTTCATGATTTTCGTTCCTTGGGCAAGTTTGAATTATTCACAGCGCCAGGAATATGCCGACAGCCACCAGGGAGACGCACAGCGCCAGACGCTATAGTCGGTGTACGAGCCGTATACATCCGACACGCAGGTTGCTGGCTGATCGTTCCATTGGAGGTAAGAGGCCACGCCGCTGTTGCATTTCCAATACTCGCCAGGGCCAGACAGCCATGCATTGCGTCCTAGCCAGCCAGCGGAGGCGGTCGACACTGCGCCGAAGGTGAATACAGCCCATCCAAGGGCGAATAGAAACTTCCTCATTTGGGTTGCTCCACTGTGGTACCTGGCGCTGGAGGCGCCTCATGTTTGTTTGCCGACTTGACCGTGGTCTTCGGCAGCGCGTCCATGTCCTCTTGCGAGGGCGGCGGGCCACCAGGCTTATGCGATGGCACCTTGACAGAGTGATTGGCAAATGCCGCCGATGCGGCAAAACACATAGCGATGGTAAGCAAGAGCCTCTTCATTTCTTCTCGTCCTTGTCCGGGTAGGGGTTGTCGGCAGAGCTGCGGTCAGTTGAACCAGAAACGCCAGGATGGCCATCGACGTACGCGTATCTCCCTGCGCCATTACGCACATTTTCTTCCGCCGTATGAAGCGGCCAAGTGTGAATCTCCCCGGTGACGTTGTCCTTCACGTAAACTGACGGACCCTCAGGGCCTTGTACGATCGTATTTTTCGTGGTGAGTTTGGCCATGCGCGGAAAGTCTTAGGTTCCACGCTACAGAGCAACGTACCTTCCTACGGCGCAGGTGGCTGAGGAGTTGGCGGCAATGGGAAGGAGCTGGCCGGTGGCAGTCGAATGATCAAGCGCATCATTTCACCCTCGTTACGTTCACCTTCCCGACGCCTGGCATATGCAGCGAGGCACCCATGGCCTTCGAGAGATCGATGCACTTGTGAGTCCAGAGCGCCGGGCCCCAATCGTTATGCCGGCAATTGGCGCTACGGCCATGATAGTCGACGCGGTAGTGCTCGTTGCGCGGGGTGGTTCGCATCGCGCACGTCATCTGCTTGCCTGTGTATTTTTCCCCATTCGCCGTAACGAGCTGGTGATGCTCAGTCCCGTATATAGAAGCAATGCAGGTTAATACCGCTGCAATATTTTGATGTATGAACATGTCATTGTTCCACCGCGACAGTAGTAACATTCTTCAGAGTGCATGTACCGCCGGTTGTGATAAACACAGCAAGGTCTATCCAAACAGCAGTGCCGACAGTCAAACCAGTCACAAGCGATGTGACAGCAAATGGGTAGTTAAACCCGGCGGTGGCCTGTCCTATATTCTGGGTCGACCCACGTGCAGTCCCGGTTGCCGCCGCACCATTGATCGGAGCTGTACCAGTGCCTGTCCTAATCCCAAGAGTGCATTGATCGGATATAGTATTATTATTCCAGTACCCGGTAATATTAATAAGGACATTCCCACTCTTAGTTGGTGTAATGGCGCCACCTATCGCCATCATTACGCCTGGGGTCGCTGTCGTTGTAGCCGCCGGTGACGCACTCAGATTCTGAGTCGCAGCGCCAAGTATCGCAGAGAACGCACATTTACTGCTGACGCCGCCTATCGTGCAGTAGAATAGATCGGTGCCAGCATACGGCGTGGAGCCAGCCGGAAGGCTTGGCAGAGTCTGCTGAGCGAAAGCAGGGGACGCCAGGAATGCGAGGAGAAATAAGAGTCTTCTCATAGTACCAAGCCCAGCCCATTTTCCTGAAGAATTGCAGATGTGTTTTGCAGGAGCAGAACATTTCCGCCAAAGAAGCCACCTTCCCCAAATCCTAAAAGTGGGAGCATCCCATTGGGAAGCTCGTTGAATGTCGCGTACAGGCCACCGGTGGAATTAGAGAATGTATTTGTGCCTGTGAAGGAAGCTGGAAGGGTCGTATCGCCAATGTCATACCAGCAGATGTTGCTTGGCTGCCCTGCGTCGTTTTCAAACGAGGGGCTCACCGTCACCGCCAGAATCGCAAACCAAATCTTCGTCCCCCGTGTAATCTTCGGGTTACTCGTCATAACGAAGGTGTTCCAACCAGATGCAAGAGTAGCTGCCGCACTCGTCGCTATGAGAGTGCTCGGCTTATTGGACCCATTGTCTGCGTAGACACCTAAGAAATTATTGCCTCCTGTTGCACCATTCGCCCAGTATGAGACGGACTGCAGCACCCCATCTTGCGGCATCGTGTAGGGGCCGCCGCCAAAGAATGTGTCGCCGATGCCCAGCGCGAAATTACCGCCTGTGGGAACGACATTGTAGCCGACGTTGAACGCCGCGAATGCTGCGGTCGCCCAAAAGTACAGGATGGATGCTAGGAAGAATCTCTTCACGGTATACCAGACATTGCCAGATACTGGCTATTGCAGGTTACGGAGTAATCGAGTGCATTCGAGCATCCGCCTGCCGCAATGAAGCCGCCTCTGCCTACGCCGGTCATCATCAATTGCTGAGCGATCGTCGGTGATGGCCACGCGAACCAGGCAAAGATCGCAAGCAGCAACCAGCCTATTTGTAGCCAATCGTGAGCGAGATTGCCGAAGCGGTCGCATTGCCGTTGTCTGTCCACGCGTACCCAGAGCTGACGCAGATTCCAATCCCAGTGCTGAACGCAAGACCTTGAGAGATATCCTCCACGAAACCGGCCCCGCTCGTCGAAGCAGGAATCGCGAGCTGGTATACTTGGTTGGTCGCTGATGTGCATGTCGGTGCGCTCGCCGTGTTGTAGAACCGCAAGTAATTTACCGTCGCGGAGTTGTTCGTCACCGCGACGTGATAGACCTGCCCAGGGGAAGCCTTGACCGAAGTTGAGTTATTTGATGCCGCTGGCTGAAGCTGAAATACCGAGAGGCCGCCTGTGGTCGTTGGCACGGGGTTAGCGGAGACGGTACCCGAGACAGGTTGTGTAACCGCGCTACCATCGACCTTCCACGCCGTCGTGTTAGCCGTGTTGCCTGGCTGAACCGTCCATGTGCCGCCCTGATTCGCGGTGACCGTACCAGACACGGGCGACGTGACGCCCGATGGATCGACGCGGACACCGCCATTTGCCGGGTTTATCGAGATGGGCCAGGAGTCGGCAGTTGTGGCAGTCGGTAGCCCGGTCAGGGCCGCGCCCATCATCAGCGTACCGGTCTGGCCAGATGTCGTCGCGCCAATCGCTGAGTTCGTTGGCTGATTGGCAGAGGTAGATGCGCCAGTTGGGAGCGGTAAGGAGGCCGCGGAAATAGGCTGCGTCGCCTGCCAGAAGGTGCCTGTGACAGGGACCGCCGCCGTGCTCGGATGCATCGTGACGACAAGGGGCGTGTCGCCAGCGACAGCCGCAGTCGAACCAGCTTTGACCGTCGTGCAGTTCAGGTTCGTCGCTGTCCGATCGCAGACGACAATGTGCGACATCTTATCGCCATTGGTGTCTATCGTGGTGGCGATAGTCGCACCAGAACCTGGCGTCACGCCGATGTTCGTGGCGAAGGCCGGGCTCACGGCGAGCAGGAAGGCGAGTAGCGCGATCCTAAAGCGGTTCATCACAGTACGGTCTCCACGATAAGTTGGTCGGTAGGTGTCGGCGGCCCAACCGGTACGATCGGCTGAGGATTGGGGAAGATTGTAGCCCCGGCGACATAGGAGAAGCGCGCAGGGTAAATATGCACGGCGAAGATCGCGTCGATCTGGAACATGATGCGAAGAACACCCAGAACTGAATCTAGAACAACGGTCAGCTCCCACGGAAATATCTGGACCGCCTGCTGTATGTTCGTATCTGGGTCCATACTCGCCGCAGGACCGAAGATTGGCAACGCACTCGCGGGTGGGATGCCTGTTGGCGGAAGCGGATTATCAGCACCGTAAGGGTTCGGAATGACGTAGCTGAACCGCGCGGGGAACTTTGCGACGGCATTATTCCCGTCAACAAGCGGCACGGAGACTTCCTTGCCAAGGACCCCATCGAAAACCATCACGATCGGTATCGATGGGGTGTTCAGAGGGATGCCGGTAGGTCCGGTAGTTGGATACCGCGCATCATACATTGCCAGCCCCAACAGACTGAAGTGTCGCCGTCGGGGTCGCTGGTGCAGTTAGCGTCACAATGAACTCGCGCCAAGCGCCGACCGCGATCGTCATAGTGCCATTGAGCGTCCAGCCAGTGTTGGTTGTGACTGTCCAGACACCGGAGCCCGAGCCGCCGCCATTGATAATTCTGAGCTTAAAGGTTTGATTGATTTGAAAAAGGCCCCCAATCGCAACCAAAAGATTGGCGACCGTAGGCAATTGAGCATTCGACGCAGCTGAAATCGCACCAGTCAAATTGAGTACATGCTCGATGGAGCCTCCAAAGATGTTCGCTCCAGTCAAAAGCGTGGACGCGCTGACAGAACTATTCGTCGAATATATTTGCTGGTTGACGATCTGCTCTGAAACGAGCACCCCTCGGGTTCCATTGTTGTTACGGAAATCCATGAAGGATTGCCAATGGAACGGCTGATTTGCCAGCCCCACAAGAACGTTTGGGTCGGTAGAAGCGTAGTAATTGCCTATTGAAATTCCGTAAGATGGGCCGCCTGCTTGAAAGACTTTCAAGGCCCTTGTCGCATCTGATCCAATGATGTTTCCAACCAACACAAGAGTGCCGCCGCTCCAATAATTAATGACGAATCCATCTGCGTTTAGGTTGCTTCCTGCCCACCTGTTGCTTGTAAGCACAACAGGCCCAGGGCCTGAATTCCATATCGCAGAGGGCGAATCGACAAATCTATTTGAATTCTCAAAATTGCCGCCAAAAATAGCGATAACGTCGTTTGGCTGGCCAATATAAAAATCTGCTCCTGCTGCGAAATTGCCACCGCCTCCGAGGAATACAAAACTACCGCCTTCCTGTGATGCTCCTAATGCGGTAGCCACGCCATATAAGCCACCTCCGCCGGAACCACTGTAGCGGCAGCCGTAAAAACAATGACTCTTTGATTGCCCGTGTTCAAAACTCCAGGCGGCCGTCGCAAAGTTATCAACTTCGACACGATCAAAAACACTGGTGTCGTTGCCGGAATCTATGCCGCCCGCACCCTGGACAAAGGCGAACCCCTTATCGATCGCGTTCGTAGTGCCATTTATAAAAATATCGCGATACGCATTGGTCCCCGTGCTGCCAGTCGCTCCGGCTTCGGATTGAATTCCAACAGCCAATGGGAAGGCCGCGCTGGCAAAAATGAAGAACCCCTGGAATAGCGATCTAGATATGTTGTTTAGCCGGAACATGGGCGTTGTAGTAGATGCCCCCTTCCAGACGAATTTTGTTCCTATAGTGACGGACTGCCCGCCTCCCTGGCCTATAACATTCAGTGATGCTGGGGACACTGGAGCCAACGAAACGGTGCTCGTGACGATCATAATGCCTCGCGGCAGCTCCAAAGTGCCGCCGGTCGCGATGACCGCATTGAAGGCCGCCTGCAATGCGGCGGTGTCGTCCGTCACGCCGTCCGCCTTCACACCGTAATTTGCAGCAAGATAATGAATCGGCGCGAACTGATTAGCTGTCACCTTGACATCGGTACCGACCTGCTGCGCATAGAAAAGCTCGGCACCAGTAAGAATGGCCGCTGGGTTCATTCCAGTGAGGGGCCTGATCGTCATATCAGAACTCCCAACTCATCGATTCCATTGGCCAGCCCTAAAGTATCGGTGGCGCCCACCAGGCCCAATTCAGGCCCCTTCTGAATGATTGGCAGCACAGGTGCGCCACTCACATAAGAGAAGTGCTCGGGGAAATTCTGCGTCGCAAAGATCGCGTCTATTTGCTGCAGTGTGACGTTAACACCGAGCACACTATCGAAAATAACTGTGAGTTCGAAGACCAGCAACGTGCTCGATGTCGGCAATCCTGTCGGCGGAAGTGGGTTGTCGCTGCCATATGGATTCGGAACGACATAGCTGTAGCGAGCCGGGAAGTTCTTCACGGCGTAATTGCCATCGACAAGTGGGAGCGTCAGCTCCTTGCCGAGGATGCCGTCGAAGACCATCACATCCATAAGTACGACCCTGAGCCAGCGCCGATGCTGTTGCCATTCAGCAGCGCTCTATTTCCAAAGAAATCTGTCGCCCCCACTACGATACCGTAGAGTGTCTTTAGATTCTGGCCGGCGCCAAAAACTGGAGCCCCTGGGTTTGCAATGTAGCCGCGCATCAGATTAGGGACATACCCGTTAGTTGTCCCGCCGGTTCCAGGAGAGGCGAGTTGTGGGTTGACCGCAAGATGGACATCCGTTCCAGCGACCTTCTCCTGGCCGGTCGCGGTCTGCCATGCCGCAAAAGTCGTGTATGTGACTGAGTTCCAACGGATCGAGAATGTGCCGGTGTTGTAATAGTCGTTGCCGACCAGGGTCATACCTGATGGGTTTCCATCAACCTCAAAGAGTGCGATTAGCGGGGCGTTGTTTGTCGAGTAGAAGATATTATTAGCGATGCGCCCCGTTTGAATATTTACGTGCGATCCACCCAGGCTGAGACATGCACGAGATACGCTGCCATCGCAGAATATCGTATTGTTGTAGCAATCTCCAGTCTGAGCCCGCGTGCTATCGGACCCCATGTTAAGACCGGCGCCTAGAGTTGTGGCCTTCAAACAATCATTCTGACTTACGCAGAACCTGATTACCTTGTTTATATCTTGCAGGACGGTCGCATCGTCATAGGAATAGATTTGTAGCCCGCTGCCCTCATTATCGTGCGAGTAGCAATACTGAATCGTACAATTTTGGCATCCACCGTCCAGCCCTAATCCGCCACCGTCTGCGGTTGAGCTGGTATGATTATGGTGAGACTCGCAGAATTGTATTAACCCATTGGTATTATCAGACAGCCATATACCGATAGCGCCGCCATTGACGAAGTTGCCATTCGTTCCGTTGTTGTACGCCTGGCAGAACTGGATCGTATGATTGTCTGTCTCTGACCCGAAGATACCGGAACCGACCCAGTTAGTCGCGCCAGCCTTCCCGAGATTATTATAAGCGATGCAGTTCTGAACTAGGATATTTGAATGCGACGCACGTCCAACAGAAAGGAGCCCATAGCCAGGAGACGACCCTATATAGATTCCGGCCGATCCTAAGTTGCCGGTATAATTGCCTGTGCAATCGTGGACAATGCAGCCATCGATGACCACGCCGCTAAAGCCAGATGTCCCCGTGCTGCCTGAAACATAGATGCCGTTTATGCCAAAGCCGCTTACCGTGCAGCCCAGAACCGATATCCCAAAGAGCGTCGTGTTGCCGGCCTGACTGTTGTCGAACCGAATCCCGTGCGCGGTATTGGTTAGCGTGCTTGTTCCCGTGAATATAAGAGCCTGGACGATGATCCCGCCCATATTTTGGGCGAGAAAGCCGCCGCCGTTGCCGGCGTTTATCGTCGCCTGGCCAGTTCCATAAGACCCAAAAACAAGCGGGTTCGCCGCGGTGAGGCCATTGGATGGCGTGATCGTCCCGGCAAAAGTCTGGCCGCCGGCGAATAGGACTTGCGTTCCAGGAAATAACCATGTCTGCGCGTTTACTTTGGCAATGGTCTGCCAAGCGGTTGCCGGCGTCTTCCCATCATTCGAGTCCAGGCCGCTGACGCCATCAACATAAAAAGTCGGAAAAGGGACCGGGGACACCGATGCCCCGCCGAGATAACTGAACCGGTTTGGAGAACTTGCAATCGCGATGACTGCGTCAATCTGGAGCATCGTCACCGTCTTACCGGTGATATTGTCCATCAAGGTCGTCAGCTCAAAAGCCAAAAGCGAAGACGGGGCGGACGGGAGACCGTTTGGAGGAAGCTGAGTTTGATTGCTGTAAGGGATCGTCATTGCGGCCTCCTAGCCGGAATTCCCATTGCGCGGTCGAAGCCTTCCTCGGCACGATCAATCCCCCTCCTCAGAAACATCATGTTCTCGAGCGGTAGGAATTGCTGGCGTATATTGTGAACGTCGGTTGCTCCGAAATTCCCTGAAGCCGCATCGTACAGGCTTTTGCCAGTCTTCTGCAGAACATCGCCGGTCGGCCCAGCGAATTGCCCAAGCAGGTCGATATTGGCCCGGCGAGACAATGGGCCGGTTGCCCCATAGAGGCGATCCAAGGAAGCTTGCCCGTGCGTGGCGCCTGAAAGCGTGCGGTTCGCCTCGCCTATAATCCCAGTCATAGCCGATCGATCAATGCTCTCCGCGAGCCAGTTCTCTGGTGTCGATGGCCATGGCTGCCCGGAGGCCTCCTTGTAGAGGAAGGTAGCAAGGCCGCCCATCCCGAGCGTCACCGCGAAACCCTGTAGAGTGCGAGCATCCATCTGCTGCAGGTTGCTGATAAGAATCTTCTCATGAGCTGCAAATACGAAGTTTTTGAACTGTGCCAAGAGCGCGGCGAATTTCTTATCCATGAAAAGCGGCTTGTCGCCTATGCCAGCGCGCATGACGGCCATGCTGCTGTCGTGCTGCATCGCCGCGTTGAAAGCATCGCGTGCGCCGCGATCCGTCCATGTCGAAGTGTTGGCGACCTTGCGGCCGTCTACGAGCGTGCTGTTCGCTTCGTACTGGCGCGATATCCTCTCAGCCATGCTGCGGCCAATCTGGAGCTGCATAAGGTTGTCCATGTCTTTCGCAGTCTCGACGCCATCAACCACGCGCTTCGTCGCACGGCCCATTTCACCTTGCGATACCATGTGTGCGAGTGTCTCTGCAGCGTCGGTCAGAGGTGTGTGGAGATTCGCGATCATGGACTTGTCAGCGCCATAAGCCAGCGTTCGGCTGAACTTGTTGCCAGGCGTTGCATCGATCACGTCATAGAAATTATGGCGATTATGCCCGAGTAGACCGCCAACGCCGAGCCCGGCATCGAGAGCTTGCTCCCGCGCAATCCCCCGGAACTCCGACGACATGAAGCTTTTTACGAGCGGGGTCCATGCATCCTTCCATACTGTCGCAACGCCGTAGCGGAAGACAAGATTTGTCAAGTCCGTCGAACGCACTACGGCAGACGTGCCCAATTTGGTCATGACATTGAGGTTTTGGAAATCGCGGATGAGCCCTGCGAAGTTCCTGGACTGAGGGTCTTGATCCCAGCCAGCGACGCCGCGAAGGCGATCACGATCTGATTTGAGGTCAGCTAGCACACCGTCTCGCTGCTTGATGATCTTCGCCGAATCCGCGCCCTTCTCGATCATCGATGCCGCTTCGTCGTTAACCTTGCGGAACGCGCTTTCCATGGAGATGTCGCCATCGAACCGGCGTGCTATCAGCGTGTCGGGGACCATTGCTCGCAACATCGACGCGGTACCTTGCTTCGCCGAAGTGTTGAGTATCCCACGATCAATAAGCTTGTTGACATCAACCCATGTCGCGCGGTCTTTCAACGAGCCACGCAGTTCGTCAAGGCCTCCATGAAACCCCGCGCTTGCTGGCTGAGCGTCGTAATCCAACCGGCCAACCGGTGAGCCAATCAAGCGGTCAACCCATTCCTGCGCGCGCGATGAAAGCTCTTGACGCGATAGGTCAGTCTTCGTTCCAATCATCCTCTCAGCCGCAACCCCTGGCTCCTCTTCTGGTTTGATGGCAGCGTTTCCTTTCCATTGCGAAACCGCGTCTGCAAGAGCCTCCTTGTCGCCGCTAGCAAGAGCGCCGGAAATTCTCTCTTGGATGCCGGCCTTCAGACCCTGTTCTCGCTCCATCTCATCGGCAAAGAATTGTCGCGTGTCATTGTAATTGGCTTTGATTTTGTCCCTATCCCACATGTATGGGAAGTATGACTGAGCGCCGTTCGGAGCCGATCGGTTCGGATCGAGCATAGGGCGACCGTCCTGCAGCTTCGTCTCCTCCGCCATCTGTGTGACTGGCTCCCAGACCTTCCGAATGTCGCGCGCGGCCTGCTGCACCTCCGGGTTTGCGTGAGTGTCGCCGTTGTGCATAGCCACGCCGACCTGCTGGTCGAAGTCATGGTTGCTGAGTTTCGTGGCCGTGGTTGGAGCGGTGATCCCTTCCTTCCCCAAAGAGGCTTGGATTTTTCCAGGTGGCTGCTCGCCGTAGTAGTGTTGTTTCCAAGCGTCATCGAGGATATCGATCGTCCTGGCCATCGACGAATTCTCAATAGTACGCGCCTGGTTTTCTAGGTTCGGACCGAATGGAGCAACCTGCGCTTCAGGCTTTAATTGCACACCGAGGTTGACCATGTCGGCGTGGATACGCCTGGCTTCCACGAATGGCGAATTGAGGATGCGAAGGTTCGGCGACGTACCAAGCTTCTCAATGCCGATACCGGTAGACTTCAATTCGAGCTGACGGATGTCTGTCGGAGCAGCGCCAACTGGCTGTGCTTCTACCGGCGCGAGCGTTCCGTCAGGCATCGCACGCGGTCTTATCGCGTCAAGCGCCTTCGCCTGCACCGCTTGTTCAGCTGGCGAGAGCATACCCCATGCTGCGCCGAGTGCCCCGCTGAGGATGGTTGCGGACGCGACATTGAACTCCGAGTCTTGCCATGAGCGTCCAACTTGCGTCGCATGCAGGGCTGCTTCACTCGCCGCCGATCCAACTGCTGCTTGCCCCGCTAGGATTGCCGCCTTGCCAGCGACGCCAGCAGCCGCAAAGTCGCCAACAATGGGGACGTAAAGTAGAGGATCGGCCAGCCCAGCTCCGATGGTTGCTACGGTTCCAGGCCAGCCTGAAGCTGCTAGGGTTCTTCGATCTTTGTCCTCGCTGTCCTGCTGCGCCATGATCCCGCGCGTATAGGCTTCGTTCGGAGAGCCCGCATAAATGGAAAGATCGTCGCCGGCGTGCGATGTCCCCCTGATTGTGTCGAACGGGTTGTAGCCTGGCGTCGGCGTCGCATCCGGCAACGGATTGTGCGCGAGTAGGCTACCGATCGGATTGTTCAGCCGGAAAGCCGCATCAACCGTTTCTGTGATGTCCGGCGCGGCTGGCGGCGCCGCGAAAGGGTCGGGGCGCGGCACCAAGTCAGCATGGCGCGCAGGCGGTAGCGGCTGAGTGGTTTGATCGATCGGGGGTCCTTCGAGCGGAGTTTGGTCATCCATTACTGACCACCGCCCCATATTGGACCACCCTGCGCCGTGGGCCGGTTGGCTGTCTCGAAGTCCTCGTTTGCGCGAGCCTGTGCTGCCTTAGGATTTGCATAGAACCTAGCGGTCTTCGGCAGCGCCGCGTACTGGCCATCATTGCCCAAGGCTACAACCCGATACCCTGGCGCTGCGCCGCTCTTAATCTCTGCTTCCGTGCTGCCATCCGGCACAAGGTAGGCTTGCGCCCCGCCATGGCCGTTCGCGATCATGAAGTCGTTCAGCTGATCGCCTATGTACGTTCTACTCCCGTTCACCTGTGGATAAGCCGGCGATGTCTCCGGCGCGAAAGCCGTCAGCCTTCCACCATTCGTCGGCGAGAAGGTCCATTTGCTCGCGACGATTTCCTTGGCGTAATTGTCCGCCGCTGTTGCATCGCCGGTTTGGCCGAATTGATGACGGTAGGCATCGGCGTAGTCTTCGCGCACCGCTCCTAGTGACTGGGCCGGAGCATCGGAGATCGGACTGTAGTCCTGGCGAAAGGGGTTCCATCTAGCCACAGTGCCAGCCGCGCCTGCCGCCACCATCCCATCTACGATGGTCTTGCCAGTTACAGGCTTCAAAAGGGTGTCTGCCTGATCCTTCAACCCTTCGCGGGCGCGCACGACGTTTGGATCGTTCGCCGTCATCGCATCCTTGGCGAGCTGTTCTGGCGTCATGAACTGCTTTTTATCCTGCCAGGCGCGGAGATCGGACAGCGCATCCTTGCCCATCTTGCCTTCGAAGGTAATCGGACTTGCGCGCCAGACTTGATCCATGAGCGAATGAGCTGCTTCCATCTTGGTTGGATCGCCGCTCTTCGCCATGCCGAGGATCGAATCCTTCATGTCAGAGACAGTTGCGTCTCTCGCCGCCGGCGGGAGGGCGGCGATTCCGTCTAGGATTGCTTGCGCGGACTGAGAAGGCCCATTGGCGAGCCACGCGTTGACCTGTGGCTTCTGGTTTTCCGGGATGGCGCTGAGCGATACGCCTGGCTCGCGCGAGGTAACAGCGTTGGTTATCTGCGCATTGGCTCGAAAGCCTTGCGCCACAGAGTTCGGGTCCTGGAAATTTATCGGCGGAGGTTGTAGCGCCCACCCCTTGCGAGCCGCATATTCAATCGGATGACTTTTGGCAAATGACGCCTCTTCGTCGAGCATCTTATCGTGTGCGGCCGCGACGCCGGCTGCGAATAGATCGCCCTTGCCGGCCACCATTGCGGCGACCTGATCCTTGTAGGTGCCTGAGCCGCCTCCACCTGGCACGGTGCTAGGACCAAAGCCGCCTCCTACGCCACCACCACCTTTTTCCGCAAGTGCCATGGCGCCGCCGGTGATGCGCGCAAGTTTGTCCTGCTCGCCAGGGATGTCCTGTGCGAGCTGAGTGTATTGAGCCAACGCCTCCGGCGCGGGCAGGGTGTGATTGCTGATCGCCGTCTCGAGCGCCGGTCCCTGTGCCTCAGCAGCCGCTTTGCGGTTTTCCATGTCACCGGCAGCAAGGTCAGTGTAGGACGCGTAAAGACCTGGATTGGCCCTTAGCTGTTCATCGGTAAATGGCGTAGTCCTGCCTGGCGCCTCGCTGGTTGTGGACGCGATACCTCCCTCAGGCGTCTGCACATTGGGAGGAGCCGTCTCAGCCGGTAAACCGCGATATTTGTTGAAAAGTGCAACGTATTGGGCGCCACTTGTCCCCTTCCCACCCAAATCTCGAGCCGCTGCTGAACTCGCGCTAATTGGTCTCCCCGTGAACCAAGCCGACGCTGCATCCTGCGGATTACCAAACTTTTGGATATATAGCCCAAATTGGTGATTGAAGACTGCGTCCTGGGCTTTCGGGTCGTTCAGGAATTCCTGTGATGTCATCGAATGGCCAAGCGCGGCCTGAGTCCATGAGGCAATATTGTTTCCCATGACCTGATAAGCGCCATAGGCACGATCACCGGATTTGGTAACAGGACCTAGCGCGCTGTAGCCGCCAGACCCTGCGCTTTCAATCCGCTTGATGGCATTTGCATTAGCCACCATGTCGCCAACCGGGGCTGTCCCCGCCGATCCCCTTACTTCCGAAGGCGACAAGCCAGCAGGCATCGCCTTCAGCGATGTCTTAACATAGCCGGCGTCTGTGGCTAACACATGATCGCCGGTCCGCCCGGCGGTGGCTATAACACCATCAAGAGCAGCGGAAACATCTGGTGATCTGTCACCTGCTTTTATTTTCTCCTTTATGTTGTTAAACGCAGTTAGATTAATCGCGGTTTCGTCTTTATTGATCCCCTCATTATACCGGATTCGCGCTTCGCCTTGCTGCAGGAACTGGGCGCGCTCCGTGTCGCTAAGGCCAGGGATTTTGTCGATCGCGTCGCCAACAGCCTTTTTAGCCGCACTTGCGCCGCCGTTTCGCTGGGCGTCATCGACGCGGCCGACGATATTGTCGGCTTGGAAGCTGTTCAGCCTTTCCTTGAGCTGGTCGTCATAGCTCTTGCCCTCTGGCTTAGCGAGCCCAGGATTGTCGTTTAGCTGTCCGTAGAGGTCTTGCAATTTGTCTTGAAGCTCGTCGAACTGCTGGCTTCCCATCTGACCGCCGCGCGCCAGCGCCGACATGTCGTTTGATACTGAGCCGATTTGGCTCTTGACCGCCTGCCCGGAGGCGATAACGTCTTGCGAGGCCTTCTGCGTGACCATGCTGTTGTAGTGCTGGCCACCGATCGAAATGGCTTGCAGGTTCGCCTTCGTGCCATATTCATTGCCGAAGGCGCCATAGTTTCGCCCTTGGACATAGGCATCCCACGCGCCCTTAAAGCCTTCAGGATCGCCAGTATATTTTGCGCGGAGCTGTACGGCGGCCTGGGAGTCTGCGGTTTCACTCGCAGAGATAAGACCGGCACCATATGATTTGCTGTACCCGGCGCCGCCGCCTCCAAATAGCGAACTGAGGCCGGGGATGACGCTCGAGATTCCATCAGAGCCGCGTGCTATTTGCGGAGACGATCCGGTTGGCGCTTCTCCTGGACCGCCAGGCGCCGCCGCCGGTACTGGACTTCCTGATTGAGCTGCGCCTCCGATACCTTCGAGGCTTCCGGCGCCTGGAGCATTACTTCCCGCAAGCCCAGCCGCCGCGCCGGCCGCATAATCGGAGCCAGCTGACTGCTGTTTGTAGTTGGTGATCATGCCGTCGATGAGCGGCGAGAGCCCTTTCTCTACGCCGGAAGCAAGAGCCGTGATTGCCTGAGCGCGCGCCTCGGCCTGCTGATAGACCATATCGCCCGTGACGCCAGGCTTGAACGGCTCCTGGACGACGTTCCCGAGCTTTTGATAGCCCTCGGCAATGTTCTCTTTGAGTTCGGTTCCGACTACCGGGCCGCGCTCGAGGGGATTACCAGTATCAGCCATCAGATGAACTTCTCCAATAAGCCGCCGATCCCACCGACCAGAGAGCCTATGACACCTAGGCTCTCATTGCTCTGTGCCTGTTGCGCAGACTTGGCGTAGAATTGCGCGGCTTGGTATTGCTGAAGGGCTTCGTTGTTGTAGTTTAGCGTCGTCCTTGCAATGTCCTGGAGGCCGAGGCCGAGGGTCGTGTTCTCCACTGCGGTGCCTGACGGCGAAGTCATCTGCGCACCAGACGCGGCGCGCACGGCGTTGATGTTCGACAGGGTAGACGCAAGGTGCTGGGTCATCGCCGTGTCGACTTCGTTGCCCTTGATCCGGTCTTCCCAGTACATATCAACGGCGTTCTGTTCGTCCTGGCGGTCCTTGGCCGCAGTTGCCTCGCCCTGTTGGACGGCACCGATCGCGCCACCAATCCCAGCCATCGCTACACCGTCAATTCGAGAGAGAACTCAATCAAAGTCAGTGGCCCCGGATTGTCCTTGATCAGCTCAATCGTCGGATCGAAGGCGCGCCCAAGCGGCCGCGTCCGGTAGGTCGTCTCCTTGAGAATAGGCTGCGCGAACGGGTTATCGCCGAAATCGAATGGCGGGATGGTTCTGCCGCCGAACGTGAATCCGCTCGAATTATAGACCGAGGCCGTGGCCCGCGCGATCTTCCGCAGTCTCTGCCGCTGCCCCTGCGCCTGGCCGAGTGGTGCCTCCGGCATGAATGGCGAATAGGTCGAAGTGAAAGCCTGCCCTGCCACGATCGTAGGGCTCGAGAAATCGTCATCGACGTGCTTGATTATGTTCCCGGTCGCATCGACGTTCCGCACCCCGTAGTCAATCATCCCGTCCATGACGCGCACAGTGCCGTTCGCAAAGGCGAAGAACGGTCCGCCGCCTGGAGGGATTGTCTGTGTCATCGCCAACGGCGGCGAATTGATCAGCACGGCGTGGTCGAGAAAATAGAGATCATTCATATACTCGAGGACATACTGGCTACCGTATTTCGTATTGAACATAATATCGAGCAAGCCTTGCGACAGCCACGAGACCGACCCTACGCCGATCCAAGGGAGCCAGCCGACAAAGCTTTTGTCATTCTGCATCCTTCCGACCACAACGGAGCCGTCCGAGTTGAGGACGAAAATGTACCTTTCCGGGAAACCTTCGTCGCCGCGACCTACGGCGATCGTGACGGGGTTGTTTATGAGCTGAGAATGGAATTCAGTAAGGTCTTGTTCAGCGTATGGCGTCGTTAAATTGCCGGTGCGGATGATCGCCGACACGCGGTCATCAGATGCCGAGGTGAAAATCAAAGCGTCACGCGTGACAGCCGGCTTGATGCCGGAGCAGGTCGCATCGGAGATGAAGTTGAAGCGAGCTGTCCCTGGCTGGAAGGCCTGGCCGCTCTGGACAATCGGAATGTAGTAGACGCCTTCATCGGTGAAGATGAACTCGTCACCGTTCCATTCCACGACATTGCGGACGCGCGGCTGCCCTTCGATGAACTCGAGGATGGCGGCATCAGCCGCTGCCCCGGCGGCTGGATTTCCAATCGCCGCGGCGCTATCCACCCAGAAAATGTTGTAGTTGCCTGGAGATGACCACAGGATCGCCTCGGGCCGTAGAGGGAAGTCGCAGAACCCCAGCCGCTGGTGAGCGAAAAAACACGCCCTAGGCCAGTTCAGGAAGTTCATGAATTCCTGCTGCCAGGTGACAACTTCGCCGCCCGGGCTGACGACGCCGGTATTCGGAAGATTGACCTCCGCCGTGCCGAATGCAGATACCATGAAGTCGCCGGCGATCATCGCTGGATTTTGATTGTTCAGTAGCATCCCGGCGATGTAATTGAACCCTCCCGGCGCGGGCGCGTAGTAGGCTACCTCCATGATGAATTTTGAAAGCGACGCCTGCGCGAGACTATTTATAGGGAAAGCTTGCGGCCTGTTGACATTCGTCCGTATCGCCGTAGCCCAGAATGTCGGCAATGACGGAGATGGAGACACGGTGATGTATACCTGTGCCGTGTTGATATACCCGACGATCACACACTGAAATCCGCCGATCGACAGCAGCGTGCCTTGCATCTCAGGTCTGAAGATCGAATCAGTCGCAGTCAAAACCATAGTCCCGGTAAGAGCCGGAAAATTCACGGTCACGCCGAGGTCCGCGTTCCGATAGAACGGCATATTTGACTGCGGGCCGACCTGCCCGAATGTGAACCCGTCGAACCTGAATTGATTTAGTTTCTGATCCCAAAAGGCAACTTGCGGCTGCATGAATGGGAAGCAGATCACGATCCTGTCTTCGGTCTTGGTCCAGTTTATTTGGTTTGAGTTCGCGTCATTCCACGGGTAAGTGAAGAAAGAACTGAAGCCAAAGACACCAGAATTCGTGCCCTGCACACTGGACGAAATCAGAGTATCGTTCTGGTCAGTTATGACGATCGCCCCGGGCGGAAAGTGAATTATCAGCTCCTGATTTGAACTCATGCGGAAGCGCTCAGAGCGCACACCGTGGGCATAGGCGAAGGCATTTCGGCCAGGCCGCGACACGATCGCCCCGGTGTTGCGCTGGCGCCAATTCATCATGATGCGCGCGCCGACCTTCGCGATCTTGCTGTCCTCGCGTCGGTTAGCGTCTTCGTCGATCTGACCGCCGCCAAAGTCGGTTTGGGCGGTTACGTTTCTCTGTGCCATCAAAGCCCCGAAAGGATCGCCGCCGCAAAAAATGCAGTGGCGTAGACAACAAACCAAATGCCACCGTCGCCGTCTAAATTCATAGCCACCACCCTAAATGTCTGAGTCGTCTTTTCTCGAGGAAGGCCGACCGGAAAGCGGCGCGCCTCGGTAGTTCGGAATCGGACTTCGATCGCGCCTCGGCCATTTCTTCGGCCGCCAGCTTCTTCGTCGCTACAGCGCCGTCCTTATCTTCGTTCAGACCTTGGTATAAGAGCGATTCGATTTCGCGCGTGAGCGTTTCGATGAACCCAGGATTGGCCGCGATCGCCGCTACCGAATTGACCACGTAAAGAGCCGTTACCCCATTCGGCCCGACGCAATGAATCTGATCGCCAACAAGCCTATAATCCAGCGGAGGAGGGAGTACCGCCGTCCAGCCAACCCCAAACGTTGGGATTTGCGGGACAGTTAGCGCAAGATCGGTCCGCCAGGCATTCTCGAGATGCAGGCAATCTGCAGGCTTTTGGTAGATGTCGGAATAGCCTGGATATGTCGATGTCCCGAGGCGGGCGAGGGCTATCGTCGCCGTCTGGAATGTCCAATTGTGCGCATAGAGCACGCGGGGCAGCATCCTGTCGTAGGCAGTTGATGCTGCGATCCATTGCGGCGACCCGTCGTCTGTCGTGACTGGCTCGTTGCCGGTCGCGATCAGCGCATTATTGATGACCGTCAGTTTGTCCAGAAGCATGGCCTCGCCCTATTAAAAAACCCGCCCGTTTGTGCCGGGCGGGCTTCCCTTTCAGAGCCTATGAAACTTCAAATCACCAGTGCGGGCCGGTGGAGTCCGCCTTCGATTCTACCGCCTCCGGCTCTTTAGGCTTCTCGCCATCTGTAGGTTCCCAACCGCGAAGGCGCGTTTTGTCGATCACCTCAACGCCAGCATCCGGTTCATCGAGCGTCCAGAGCTCTGGCTGCTGCGCTTTCGCGGCGTCATAATCAATCGTGAACATGTGGTGGCGCTCGATCTTGCCATCCGGGCGCGTATAGAAAGCGTAAATCTTGCTCTTCACGATATGGATGCCGTGCTTGAACGGCGTCGAATGCGTCTCACGGGCCCAAGCCTCGAGGCGATGAACGCGCTCCTCAACGGTTGGCTCTGCATCCACGGCCGGTTCAACAACCGGATCAACCACAGGCTCTTCCTCTGCAACTTTCTTCGTCATCACTCCCACCCTCGATAGCTGCTATTCTTGAACGTGTACCCAGGGAAGCCGGGTCCATCGAATATGGTGCCACTCTGCGCAGACATCGCCCATTTTGCTTTGTCGGCGCTCTTTAGCGCCTCGGCCCAATCTTGTTTGTCGATAATGTGCCTAATGCAGGAAGTGCCATCCCCGAAGTAGGCAGTAAAAACGCCATTTGGTTTGTTCGCAGGAATTGTCGATCCGCCTGCCATTATGGCGCCCCTGCCGCGCCCGTGCGAATCTTCCGCTTGACTTGATTCATCGTCAGCGACGTATCGAGCACTGGCGGACCCTTCGACTTCATGGATTCAGGCGTCGGGAAGACAGGGTAATTGCGCTTGTCGATGACCTTTGGCGCGGACGGCCCTGTTGGCATCTTGTACTCATCGGCCAGCACCCAATCGTCGGGATGCGCGTCAAACGCCTCCTCGAAGTCGATGTAATGCATGTCGTACAGCTCGAGCGAACCGTCCTTGCAGCCGAGATAGTAGCACTGGACGCGACTGATCGGAGTTTTCAATAACCTCACTGGCTCCATGGCCATCTACTCGCGAATGCCGTGTAGGTGATCGACTTGGCGGTGCCCGCCACGGTATTATAAAGATAGAGATACTGGTAGGCCACGTCGTTCTGAACCATGTCGGCGAAAATGATAAAGCGTCCAACGACGGTAGTAGAACCGGCGCCGGTACCCGCAGAACCGGCCGAGCCATTCGGGATCAACGTGAAGTTGCCGACCTTCAAGCCGCCCAGATGAACAGGTGCGGAACCGTTCGCGTTGTTCGAGCCCATGACGTCGATGTTGTAGATATCATCGGTATTCGCGGTGACGATCGCGCTGATGTCGATGATGATGGCCACCCTCATGCGGCCGAGTTCGCCGACGATGCCGAGATCAGTCCGTGGAAGCGCCGCACCGAGGTTCAGGATTTGCGACGCCGCAGCGACCTGACCGATCCCGTTGGCGGTAGTAGCAGCCGCCCCATCGGCGAGCTGCATAAATTTGTCAAAGTCATAGGTATCCATGTTTCGGTTCCCGTTCCGCCTTTAGGCTACGATCGCTAATTGCTGGATTCCAGCAAGCCGAATGAAGCAGAAATAGTCATTGTCGACTAGGCCTACATCCCAGTGAAAGTGAGTGTTGTAGGTGATGCCGTCCTGCAAGAGGCCGTAATCGCGGACTTCCATCGGTGCGTTCTGGATGGCGCACAGGCGGTTCTCGCCAAACGCCACAACATAGATCGATGCGCATTGTGCAGCACCGCCGGCAGGAGCCACTTCGGTGAATGGCAGGATCGGCGGATTAAGGGTCTTCTCGTAACCAAACAGAAGCGGCAGACCTTGGTAAGTCATAAACTGCTGAGGACCCGGAGCTGCCGCGCCTTCACCAGAGCCACTAGGACCGCCGGCCGCAGTGTAGGAACCAAATGGCTCCTTCTCCTGCTTAATCACGAAGCCGGACACGGCCGTATTGCGCGCCGCCTGAAGGAAGCGATATTTCATGCCCCACGGCACAATAATATGGGTCGGTGATTTGACGTTCTGAATCGCCAGGTCGAGCTGCGACAGCGACAGAGCCGTCCCGCCGGAGGTTGCATTGGAGTTGTCGATCTGGCGGCCGAGTAGCGCAGAGCGCTTCTGAAGGCCGTTGAACACGGTATTGTTCGACGTGTTGTCGCCCTTGATGAAATTGGTGATGAAGAGCTGGCCGAGTTCGGCCATGCCGCCCATTTCTTCCCAGGTACGGCGCCGATCACCGCCGCGATCAACCATCGAACGGTCAACCGGGATATCGTGGTCGATCAGGTAGGTTGCTTCCTGATAAGCCGCCACGACGCTGGAGCCGCTCGTCGAAGGCGCGTTGATGGCGCGGAAGGCCATATTCGCCGGGAGCGAGACCTGCCGGTATCCGTTATAGGTAAAGCCGGAGATGTTCTGGAACGGAAGGACTTCCATCACATCCGAGGACTTCGCAAACTCGATAATGAGGGGTTGCACTTCCTCAGGGACAGCCTTGGCGTATTCGCCAATCGTCATTACGGGGGTAAGAATCGGGCTGGTCATTTATTTCGTCCCCTCAATGGCGCGGGCGCGCCCCTTCACGTTGCTGTTGAATAAACCAAGTGCGCTTGTCCACGTTGGACATAGAGTTCCACTCGGCAGGCTTGCCGTCATTCGCCTCTGGCGCCTCTCGGCCGCTCGCATTGAAACTGCCGACGCCCTGGTTCGTGAGCGACTTTTTCATGCTCTCGAAAGCCTTCACGACTTCCGGCGAATAGAGAACAGCCTTCAATTGGCCAGAGGTCTTGTTGTCAAAGGACGCATCAAACCAAGTGGCCAGATCGCCAAGCCGCGTTTGGGCATTTTCGCCGAGCGCCGCATCGCGGGCTCGGAGCTGTGATTGCACCATGCCGGCGCGCAGCGCTTCGACGCTCAACACGGCACTGAACTGCTTCTGCGATATGCCGGTATCTTTGGCGATCTTGCGGAAAGCCTGAAGGAATGGATCGGCCTCGTTGAATTCATACCCCGCCGGCAATTCAGCTCCTTCCGGAGCTTTGAAATCTTGTGGGAGCGTGGTTTTGTAATCTTTGGCCTCAGCCGGCATTTCGCCGCGCGCGGCCTCAGCATCGGCGAGCCTTTTTAGGTCTTCGCCTTTTATGGAGTTCTTGTCTTTATCCCAGAAAGCATCCGGGAGGCCGTCTGGTTTAGTCGGCGCTGACGGGGGTTGGGCGGCGGCTGGTACGGCGGCCTGCGGGACCGAACCCGCGCCCGTATCCGTCTGGGGGGTCGACGGGGACGCGACGGGCTGTTGCGCCGGAGTCGCCGCCTGGATTCCCTGGGCTTGTGCTTCGGCCGGTGTTGGCACTGCTGGCGTCGGGTCGGTCATTCGACAGTTCTAGGTCCAGGAGTTTCAGAATATCTGCCGCTAAACTCCTTCGCCCTTCACGGTAGTGCAACGTACTAAGTTCGAGAGTGCTGCCGGCGACGTGCGCAATCTCTCGCTGAAGGCGCGAGCGCAGGAAAATGGCCTGGTGCAATTTGCCTAAAACCGCGATGCCGGTATCAATCTCTTCGTTTGTCATTTATTGTCTCTATGAGCGGCGGCGTGGAAAGCAGACACGCGGGATGATGAGGTTAGGGGCGGCGCCCAGAAATTGCCCCTTGGAAATGCGATTCTTTTGCAACCCAAGTCCGCAAGCCGGAGTAGCGCCCGGCCCGCTCACAAAACCGCGATGCCGGTATCAATCTCTTCGTTTGTCAATCGTCATCACCAAGTTCCAGATAGCCACAATCAAATATGGCAAGGCATATATCAATACGCCGAGCGCCAATGCGACGGGGATAATAAGCAAGAGCGTCACATCCTGCCTCTGATTTGGAGGCTTGCCGGAACGGGCGCTGGACCTGGCTCTTGCGGGACCGGCTGGCCTTGCGGAACTTGCGGCGCGGTTGCCGGAGTGCCTTGCTGCAGTTTCTGGATGGTGTCAAGTTTTGCCTTGGCGTCCTTGTCGCTCAGCATCACGTAAATGCCGCCGCCGTGAAGTTTTTTCTGAAGGTTCTTCAAAGTCCTCGGGCCGTCCGTGTAAAGTTTAAACTCCTCCGGGACCGCCGCACCGCCGATTTGCACAAAGCGCGTAAACTCAGCCACTTCCTGCTGTTCGGCAGCGCGCTGCGCAGGATTGAATGGCTCGAGGGAAACCGACCGGCCATCGACCTCGATTTTCTTGATGACACCTTCTTTCTCTAGAATATACTGGAACCGCGTGAAGACGCCGCCAGCAAACTCTGACCAAAACGACAATCCCGGCGTGCCGATGCGCCGCTGCGCAAGGGTCATCTCGTCGAGCCATTGTGTCGCAGTTGGCGGCGTATCTCCGGTCTGTTTGGGCCAATCGAGGAAGAATAGACGCCGCAACCGCTGCTCGAGGTCGTTGCGGTCATAGATCGCGGCGTCTGGAGGGTTTGGGGTATAGATCGGCTTGATCGCACCTTCCGATCCTGGGCGGACCGGATAGGCCATATCACATTCTATGCCGTCCTCGATATTCGTCCAGGAATCGTCTGGCCATGCGATTGGAGGTCTGAGACTAAGCTCGAGATTTTTGATCTTCGCCTCGGTGAGCGCATCATCGGTTCGAATGTCTGGAAGAGCTTTAATCAGCGGCCCGATGCCCCAGCCCCATTCCGGCGATGGGCCAAAACGGGCGACAATAAGCGGGCAGCAGCCGCGACCTTTGATCTTTTTGCTATCGACAAGCTTGTTGCCAACCAGAACAACATAATACCAGCACTCGTCATTTTCTTCCTCCCAATCGCGCCAAAAACCCCATGAAATGTTCGTTTTTCCGCGAGGCGAGGTCTCTATCTCTTTTGACAATTTCTCAGGGAGATTTATGCCCTTGGTCAGGGCGCGGATATGGCAGTTGCGGGTCCAGCGGGAGACCCAGCGATCGTCAACGCCACCAAACGGCCCAGTGTGTATTTCCAACTCGCGGATTGGGATTGCCTGACAATTTATCGGCTTTCCGGCCTGATCCCTCTCGATCCACATGGCAATTGTGCCGATCGCAAGGTCGGGGGTGAAGCCAATTCCGCAAGCGGCATAAAAATTCGAGCCGGCGATCGCCTTAAATATAGAGGTGTCGCCAGCCTGCACCTGCTTGTTCACCATATCGACCTGAGCAGGCGGGACCTTCATTCCTGCTTCGCGCTTGGCCCATTGTTCGGATTCCGGCAAAAACGTGTTAATGATGACCGTGGTAAAGTCCTCGGTCAGCTCAAATGCGAAACTCTGATTGAGTTGGGCGTAATCTCTCGGCTTGACTTCCGAAGTGGGGACAGTCGAGAGCACATTCCGCGCGCGGTGCGGCGCCGCGAAGAAATATCCCTCGCGCATATCCAATTCGAATTGGATTTTGGTGCGGCGGCAATCAGCAAGCCGGTCGTTGGCTTCGCGCTCGAGCTTATCGTCCACTTGACGGTGCTCCAGCCACAGCAGCCGCTGTCGGGATACCGGCGGTGCTCGCGAATGGCGTCGCCATGCCGCCGCTGACTGTCGAGAACGGCGCGGGGATGCCGGCCGCCTTCATGGAATTGGTCTGACCGTAGGTGCGCAGCCAATCGAGCTGAAGGCCGCCCATTTGCTGTTGCGTGGCATTCGCCGTCGCAACCTGCGAGTCCTTGTACTGCTGCATAAGCTGCATCGTCAGCCAGTTGTTTTGGGTATCGTCTTTGCTTCCGCCGCCGCCCATTTTGTCTCCTCGCGCGGGCGTAGGGTGGATCAAAGAGAATCGCTTGGCAACGCGCCGTAGACGATTACGCCGCCAGCGCGCAGGCAATGCTTGTACAGGCGATCGGGAATTGCATCCCACGGCGCGAAACCACGCATGCCTAGAATATCCCGCACGCTCATTGTGCAGCAGCCCATCATGCGAATATTCGTGTATTTACGCTTGGCCGCGGCGAGGCGAATAACGGCGCCTTCAAGAGACGCAATCTTTATATATTTTTCAGCTTCGTGATCGGGTACGGCGGCTACTTTCGTTCCGCAGAATTCAGGATCGATGAAAATCCACGTTCCGGCCGGTTCGCAATGGCCGAATGCGTAAACGTGCTTCCATTTGCCAGGGATAAGGTGCTGCCAAATAGGGCTCGGGATGGACGGGCTGAAAACCACGTACCATACGGAAACTAGCCCACTCGTGCGCCGGACAAGCATTTTACTTCTTCTTCGAGCGGCCCTTGCCTGCTTTGGAATACGCAATCGCGATCGCCTGCTTCTGTGGGCGGCCGGCGTTCATTTCCGTCTTTATATTATCGCTAATGGTCTTTTTGGACTTCCCGGATTTCAGCGGCATCTTATCGTCCGTTCATGCAGTCGAGGTCTTCCGGTGGACATGCTGGCGGCGTCACAGCCGGGGCAGCAGATGCGGCAGGCGGCGCCGCCGATTGTGTCGATGTCGACGGCGCCGGTGCTGGTCCGAGCAAGGAGTACCTCGGGCCAAACTCATCATAGAAGAATTGGCTGAAGCCTTGGGCGCGGACGCCGCCGAGGTTCAGGAAGTAGAGGAGCAGCGCGGCAAAGATAATTTTCAATTTCCCATCCCCATCCAATCGGCGATCGCGTCAGTGCAACCGATCATCCACAAGGCGCCGCTGAAAAACAGCAAGGCGGTTAAAGCAAATGCCGAGCCGGCCATGTTGAGGTTGCCCATCGCAAATACTCACATTTGGTTGTGGTCCGAAAATATCGAGAGTGCCTGAACGTGCGCGCGTCGGATAGTGTCGATGTTCGCCTTGAATTTCTGCAGAGCGTTTTTATCCGCAGCCGAACATGTCGAGCAATAGAAAGCATCGAACATTTTTTTTATGTGGTCGCGATACGCTTCATCGATTGCCGCTTTTTCCATCTCAAACTTGCGTGGACCGGCGCCGGCGCTCATCAGCATACGCGAATCCACGCGAATCCGATCCACCGCCAGCAAGTATCGTGCCGGTGCCAATCGCCCTCGTATCCCTCATCGCGGTCGCCGTGGTGCCAGCCGTGATGTTCACCGCCATGCCAGCCACCATCGTGATCGTGGTCGCGGTCATCATGATCCCAGCCACCGCCGCCATGTTCGTGGCCGCCACCGCCGCCAGGGCCTCCGTGGTGGTCTTGGGCGATCGCCGCCATGCCGAGGGGCAGAGCAACCGCGAAAAGCGTCGCAAGCAGAAGTTTCACCATGTCACCCTACCTTTCTGCCGCCCAACCTAAACCCAGAGCCCAAACCTGGCGACGTTCTAATCGGACGCACATTGCTGAACGCCTCGAGGCCGACCATTGCCCGCCCTTCGCCAATACCCAAAAATGCATATTGCAGAGCGTCGGCGATATCCGAGTATTTATCCTTCATTGGCTCAGGATCGCCCAGTGCGTTCTTCTTCACCCGGTATCGGCCGCACATCGCCGCCTTCAGGGTCGGACATCCGGTAGGGCTGAGGACAAATCGCGGCATTCCCTTGTGCATCTGGTCGAGAACGGACTCGACTGCCATGATGCGAGTCGCCGTCGCATTCTGCTTCACGGGCGCGGGGGCGACGAGGAGGCCGCTGTATTTGAAGACGTCGTAACTCGTACGCTCATCGGCTTGCCCACGATCCTGTCCTTTGGGATCACCGAAAATTCGATAATTGCACCCGGGATATGTGCGCTCCAGAAACCGCTTGAGTTCTGGGGCGAACCCTGTAGCAGACAAGCTGTATCTTCTAAATTCATGCTGAATAAATATCCTCCCGTCTATAATCTGCATGCAAATAGCGGCCGGTCGAGTGCGGCCAAAATCAAGCCCAACGACGACATCTTGCTTCTTCTCGATTCTGTGGCCTTCGGCATCAATGTGAAAGATCGGTAGCACCGGCTGCAATGTCTCGGCCGCAATGTGGGTGTCAGAATTAAAGTTCTTAAATACCGGCGAGCCGTCAACGACGAATGTGATCTGATTCCGTAATCGCGAGTCAATCCACGCCTTCGTCTTGCCTTGGCATTTCTCATCGTAAAATCCCGGTTTTAGCCATTTAACGTTCTCAGCATCCGGGTTATTCCGATATCCGACGACATTCCGCCCGCTTTGGTCGCGGACCTCGAGGACTGCCGGCGGCTGAACGAAATACTTCCAGTTATGAGGAAGCCCTGGCTTGATGTATTCCTCGTCGTCGTCTGCTTCCTCTACCTGAACTTCGCCCGTGACCTTCATCAGCCAGTGCGTCTCATCAGGCGCGTTCATATCGGCCAGGACACCGTCCCAGGCAGCGCCCCCACGCGCAATTGCCGGATATCGCCCGGTGCGAGACTCTGCTTCCATGAAAATCAAATGAGACATGTACTCAAGTTCATTGAACCAGACGCCAGTATATTCCATAGATCGGAATTTCTGGATGTCGCCTTCCTCGAGTGCGGAGAAGAAAACTACGTCCAGTTCGATATCTCCAATTCGTATTTCATGCCGGTAAGGCCTATCCCAGAAAAACCGCCCAAACTTCTCCTCCGGAAACCAATCTAACCAGGTCTTGATGGTCGTGTTGCGGAGATTGGGATAAGAGTCGCGCAGGATGACCCACCTAGAATGGCGCTTTCCGGTCTCTGGGTTGAGGCGCTGCTCCATTGCATGCATATAAATCCTAAGGACGCAGGCCGATGAAGTTCCAGAACCAATTGGGCCGCGTATAATTGAGACGTGCGATCTATCAGCAAGGAATTCGCGCAGGACGGGGCCACCTGGCTCATAAATCGGAAATCCTTCAGGAGATCGAGGCAGTCCAAACTCTGTCATGCCCTGCCCACATACATGGCCGCCCATACGACAGCGACAACGATCATTATGGTATATCCATATTCAGGATGCGCGACCACCACTTCGTTCAAATCGTGAAATGTCATCAGCAACTTTCCTCGCAGCTTGATCGAAATAGATCGGCAACATTCCACCAGGCCCCGGCCACATGTCTCTGCATACTCCAAAACGCTCACACGTCACTGCTCGGCATTGAGATTTGCAAATAATTTTCGCTTCGGCAATCACGGCTGGGTCGAATTCAGTCATGAGGGGTAGACATCCAAAACACCGCGTAAATGGCAATTGCCAGAATGATCAGTAACAAAGTCATCCTGCAGGCCTAGGAGGAGGAACCAGAACTCCCATCGTCGGCACCCAGTTGACATGATAGGCTTGGTTCCCAGCTGCGTCGTACTTCCCCGGAAGGCGATAAACTGACAAAACTGACATCTTCACGCGCACCTGCGCTCCGTCCGCCAGCTTGATGTCGCTCCAACGCTCGATGGCCTCGTCAATCTCAACCAATTCAGGCTCGCTCATTTTAGACACACCTTCCGACAATTGTCGGCTAACACCCTACAACCCGATCAATAAC